CATTCTTTGGATTGTTAAGGAAAGCAACAGCCTCATTGATATTACTACCAATAAATGTACCATCACTTGTAGAAATCTGCTGATTAAATTCGGGACGAATTAACTCACCTCTAGCAATAAGAGCTTCAATGAAAGCTTTCATTTCTACGTTCTTATCATCACAAAGATTATTAAACTTATCAGGACTATCATTAATGTAAGCCATGATAGCAGCAGTCTTTTGGTCTTTGGTCTTCATCATAGCCTCACCAACACTACCACCAGTATTAACAATCATTTGGATATAAACAGCATCAGTCTTCTTATCACTAGATTCTAGAGCCAGGAAGTTACGCATAGCTTTCTTACGTTCCTCAATAAGACGCTTAGCACGCTCTGCTTCTTTATTCTCATCACGAATGTAGAATCTAAGAGAAGCATCAGAATTAATTAACGCCACATCTTTAGCAACATCCTTATATACAATACAATGGCGATACATAAGATAATGCTCAATATTTTCTGGATGACCATAACGATATTTAGTTCCTTCGAGTTGATTAATCTCAGAAACCCAATTCTTTACAGCCTCTTTAATAGCGGCTACGTTATTACGAGCAACTGCATCTCTACGAGCATTAATCTTATCTTCTTCTGCTTTAATCTTAAGATAATCACTCTTATGATTATAATAGAAAGAAATATTAAGAGCAGTACCTTGCTCACTTACGTTAAACGAAATATTATTGAGGTAAGATTTAACGTGAGTAGTAAATTCAGGATTAGCTGGAGAAAGACCGATAAGTTCAGGGAAATAAGCCTCAACTTCACCCTTATTAGCAGAAAGAATGCGACTAGAGTTAATAGAACTACCAATCACAGTCTTACGAGGACCAATACTAGCTTTGTTAGCATTACGATAAGCAGAGTAAACTTGCACAGGTGCAATAATTACACTTCTCTTATCAATATATGGTTCATTAAGTTCGGCTTCTTTTGCAGCAGCATCTTGAGCAGCTGTAGGCTTAACCTCAGTTGCAGTAGCTGCATTCTCTCCATTAACTTTAGTCGGAGCACCTTGTATATTAGGTTTAGTATTTTCCATTGTTACAACCTTTATTTAATTATTGTTTAAAGTACGCACTTCAGCTGCATCATCTTAGTAGCGTTGTTCACTTGCAGACCATACGAGTTCTTGATTTCGTATGAACTCTTATCAACAGTAGTAGAAATACTATTGTTGGGAACTGCACCCCAAGAAGCAGGAATAGGAGTAAGACCTTTATAAACACCCTGATGATAAATCTGTCCCTTCTGACGAACTTTACGAATGTTACGAGTACCTTCATAGACACTCATATCAATCATAAATGCCTGGTGAGAACACATGGGCAGACCACTACGAGGATGAATATTACCGTTAGCACGGTCACTATCAGCAAGAGAACCCTTAGTCAAGAACGACAGAGTCTTCAAAGTAATAGTATGACCATCAACAGTCTTATACTGACGGAAGTACTTACCATAAGACAGACCACCTTCAACTTCTTCAATCATCTTGTCACCAAGAGGAGTTAAGAAACCTTCAGCTTTAGCCTCATTCTTAAGCATAAGGTCAAAGTCTTCAATGAAGCCCTTACCACAACCAAGAACAACTTCCATCTGACCAGTATCAGTAGACCTGTCGAGAACATCACCAATAGTACGATTAAACTTATTCAGAGTAAGATATTCTCCATAAGTATCGTAGTTAGATTCACGACAAATTTCCTGCATACCAGACGTGTGAGGAATAGGATTACCATTGTCAGGGTCAATAAGAGGAATAGTACCATCTTCAAGACGGTTATATTCAGCAAACCACAGACGCTCTTCATCCATTACACGAATTTGCAGGTCATGCTGACGCATCTCTTCGTTAATCCAAAGATTAGTAGTACCACCATTCTTTGTCTTAAATTCATACGTAACAATAACGTTAGAAAGATTACCAGCAATTTCCTTAGAATAACGGTGGAACTCAAGCTGAGAGGTCATCTTACCAGGACCCATAACATTACTTCTATTACCCTTTGAGTAACTCTCAGGAATAGTAGGAGCAGTAAGTGTCCAGTATTTACCAGCAGCAAGAAGTTCAGGGTCTACATAAACATTAGGATTAGGATTAGTAATCTTAAGTCTATAAAGATAACCACCGTGAGCACCAGGACCAAGGTCTTTCATGATACGAACTTGAGTCATACCATCAGGAGCAATCAAACCGTACTGCTCAATAAACCAATGAGTAGCAAACTCAACTTCAAACATAGCACCACCCTTACCAGGAGTAGTATTAGAGGTATTGAAATAAAGAACATAATCATTAAACTTGGTTCTACCCATAGTCTTCCAAGTCCACTGAACTGTATCAATATCAACAACACCAATTGAACCTTGACCTTCAGTCAAGAATGTAAGCGGGAATCGGTCATCATCATAGCCATAAGTATAAGTCAGAACATTGTTGATTTCCGCAGCTTTGGTAATAGCAAGATTAGCAATGGTTTCCTCATTAGAATAACCTCTGTCATCCCACTTACCACGAGATACTTCTCTAAGTCTGTACATAACTTTTAATTATTTGTTAAACAATACTTTGAGATTACTCTAGCACAATATCGTTGACAGACGTTTTACCACCTTGTGGCTTAACAAATTTAACTGTTTTCTTGGAACTTCTTTCTTTAGCTTTCAGACGTAAAACACGAACTTGTTCTTCTTTTACAGCCATATTAACTAAATCTTGATAAGTACCTCCAGTGTACATAAGCCAAGCAGTAAGAATCTCACGATTCAGATAATCGTCATCACTTTCATTAGCTAGGTCTCTCTGATATGCAGTAATTCTGTTACCATCAGCATCTACTTCAGTTTGCTTTTGCAGATAATTATAGAAGTCATTTGGTGTAAGTGTTTGTTTTTGACCATTCACTTCTTTTACAAAACTTTCGGGAAGTTTATATCCAGCAATAGTTCTGCCTTTAATAACATCGTTAACTTTATTCCAATAATCATTAAGTTCTTTAAGTTCTTGAGCACGAGCAGCTTCAGCTCTCTGTTCGATTTCAACTCTCACAGCCTTATCTTTATCTTGTAAAGCTTTAAGCTGAGCAACAGCCTCATCATATAAAGAACCAGTATCTTTAAGATACTTAATATAGTTATCGTTCATAGACTTATTGCCAAACTCTTTAGCAGCCATACGAACAATAGCTTCCTGCTGAGTAGCATTATCTTTATCAATAGTAATGCCAGTTCTATCAGGTAATTCTCCAAATCCAACAGGTGAGCCAGTAACAGTTACATAATCTTGGAATTGCTTAAGAAGAGGATTATCAGCATATAATTTGTTGACAGCACCTTCTTGAAGTTCCTTGGATTTAAGTTCAATAACAGAATCTACATAGGCTTTAACACCCTGAGCATCGTTAGTAAACTCAACTTTCTTACCAGTTTCATCAGTAATTTCAATTCCAACACTATCTTGGATTGCATCAATAGAAAGATTATTATCCTCTTCTTTTTCTAAAGAATCCATCCAATCTTTAACTTCATCTTTGTTTTTGAAGATATTACCTTTATCATCAACAAGATTACCATCTTTATCAACAGTATAAGTTTTATCTTCAAACTCTACTTGCATACCGACTTCAAGCTCCCCCGTAGAAGAGTTCTTGTCTTGTTCACCACCATTATTGTTGTTGTCATCACCGTTGTTACCGTCATTATTATCAGGAGGAATAACAGTTTCATCACCATTATTTCCATCCTTACCAGTAACATCAGTAGTACCTCCACCATTAAGGTCGGTAACACCATCTTTACCAGAAGCATTACCTGCTCCTGTTTCTTGAGTTCCACCAGCAGAGCCACCACCATTGGCGTTTACGCCTGTTCCCTCAAAATCAATATCTAATTCAGCCATAACTTTGTAATTAAGTTAAACATTAAAATAACTTTGTTATAAATCATTGCAAATATAACATATTTATCTTAAATAACAAAATAATTTATATCATTTTAACAATCTATTTTTGCTATATCATGCTTTATATCAAAGTAGCTATTAAAATTAATATGTTCAATAATTATAATTATAGTTAGAATAGCAGTCGGACATTATACTATTATTCCTCTAAAGGGGAGTTTATTGCTAAAAATTTCTTCTATTTTGCTATTCTTTTGCTTTCTATTGTCTAAAAATATGTGTTATGATTAACTAATAAGCAGCCTAAAAAGACCTTCTCAAATTTAATTTTAAAACGTACAACAAAATAAAGTGTCCTAGACAGTATATTTAATACCACTAGGACACCGAGTAACTTGGGAATGCACTAAGTTACTTATAGTTAATCTTTTTATTTACTAACATACGTTTAATATTAGCGTCTGCACTCATTTGCTTAAGAGCTTGAATAACTTTTTTGCGAGTCTTACCTGTAGCATGAGCAATTTGATTAATAATCATATCGTTGTTCATAATAATAAAATTTTTAAATTAATACTATAAACAAACCAAGTGCCAAATTTGTTATTTATTTAAATCTAAACATATTTCTACAACCTCTAATAAATCTCTCTTCTGCTTTTGCTTTATATTCTCTATTAAAATTATATAAATCTATATCAATATATAAATTAAAACCAGGAATTTTAATTTTATTATCTTCTTTAATTCTAAACATAATTTAATTCCATTCAATTCCATTTACTTGCATTTCTAGCAAAATTAGCTTTCTTAACCATAGCAGGAGAATAGTTCTCTTTATTAGCTAAAACTTTAGAAGCAAAAGCTTGTACACCCATACCATGTCTACTAGCAGCAGCTGTAAAAGTTCCACGCTTAGAAGGTTTAATATGAATAGAACCACCATTAGATAAATTACGTCTATAATTATAACCTTTAGCTCCAGACCTAGCCCATTTTTTACCACCAGTTTCTCCTAGATTGTAATAGGCTAAACCATATCTATTAACTTCATCATTAGATAATTTAGGATAATCATTTCTAGCCCTGTCATTAAAATACTTAAGAGAAGCAGCCATTATTCCTATATTGTCAGAAACATCTAATCCATTTGCAGTATGAACTATTCTTCCATGTTCATTTTCATTGTGTGAATCAATCCAACGTTCATTTATAAGATTAACTTTACCACTATTAATCATATCAGCAACGTCATCTAACCCAAATAATTCAAAGCCTGGATTATAAAATTCGCCATGAAGTAAATTATATCCTCTAAATTTAGATGTATTTGCAGGAGTAGTATTTTTATTTTTTACAGCTTTATTTCTTTGTTTTATCATAGAATCTGTAAAACCTTCATGATTAATTCTATATTTTAATGCATCAGGACTAATTCCATATGCTTCAGCAATAGAATCTACAGCATGCTGCATAACAGGTTCTTGTTTCCAAAACTCAGCTCTAGCTTTATCTGTACTTCCTCCTATATATTTCATAGGAATTTTATCTGTTTTATATTGTAATTCTCTAGCTACATTGTAAGCATTAGGATTTATTACAATATTATTTACAGCATTTCTTGCAATTCGAGCTGCTTCTTCTAAACTTATTTTAGGTCTTGGCATAATTTATTTGATTTTGCTTTATCTTTTAAATAACATTCTTTATTACAATAATGCTTAAAACCATTTATATAAACACCATCGTCTATAAGTTCTTTATAGGAAAGTTTGTTTCCCATATAATGATTAATAGCACTACCACAAAAGTCACAACATAATTCCCACCATTTTGTAAGCATCACTTATCGTATTTATTCTTGTTAGTCTTAGCAATTCTTTCCTTAGACCTAATATCTTCCATTTTAACAGCTCTATCTGCAGCAGCATTATACAAATCAGCTTGCATTTGTTGTCTAGCAACATTAAGCTTTTCTCTTTCAATATTAGTCTTATTCTCCTCAGCAGCAGCGGCTAATCTATTCTTAGCCTGTTCAGATTCATCACCTTGAGTTCCAAGCATAGACATATCAACATCAATATACTTAAGTTGCATCTCATGTTGGAATTTAAGTTCTTCAAGTTCTTTATCTTGTTGACCTTTAGCTTCAATCTCACGAAGTCTATTCTGAATCTCTTCTTCTTTAATTTGTTGTTCAGCTTGTTGCATCATTTGCTCATGCTGTTGTTTAAGTTCATTAAACTTCTGAATTGTAGCTTTAATCTGAGAAATATTATCTCCAGTAATTGCAGCTAATGCCATATCAAGGTCACCATTTTGTGCAGCACTAAATGCCCATTGACGAAGTTGGTCAAGCTTATCTTTTTCTTTAGCGTCATTCTTAACCATAACTCCGTAATCAGAATGAATGAAACTATTAACGTCAAGGCTAATATAATGTCTATTTCCATCGGTGTCGTAATATGCAGTACTAAGACCATCAATATAAGCAAGCTTACCAAAATCAATATCTCGTTGATAATCTCTACGACGCATTTGGTCAAACATTTCAGTAATGATAACACTACCCATTGAACTTCTAGCTACAGCTTCTTGTGTAGTAGCAGCTCCAGCAGATTGTGCAATATCACCATAACGTTGAGCATTCATATCGACAGTATCCCAAGCCTCTTGCTTAGTAGCGTCCATAAGCTGAGTAATCTGTGCAATATAATCGCCCATTTGAGCATTAAGCAATCTTATATTAGCAATCTTTTGTGAATTGGTATCCTCACTATCGTCAACAAGAAGAGTACCATCAGCTGCCATTCTATAGATTACATCTTCAGAGTTGTTAGCAACTAAACTCTTAGGTAATACTAAAATAAGCATCTTATTCTTTGCTATAACCATTTCACGATGATAAGCAAAGATATTACGCATAATTTGGAATGGAGTAACAGTCTTAATAATAGAGAACTTACCCATATAAGGAAGAACTTCCATTATACCATTATAAGGTAATTTACCATCACGTTGAAAAGGAATAGGTCTAGCTTTAATAGGATAAATAGCATTATATCTACCACCTATACGATAACCTTCATAAACTTGTTGTTCATATTCCCATTCAAGATGAATATCTCCACCCTCAGGATTAAATTTATAATCTTCTTCTACTACTCTTTGAGTTTGGAAACCCATTTCATTTATATAAGTAAGAATACCTCTACGAGCTTCTCCTTTCCAAACAACGTGCCAAACTTCCCAAAGATTATTATCAGCAACAAGACTTATAGGTTCTTTCTTAAATAATTCTCTTTCTTCTTTAGTAAACTTTTCACAAACATCAGAGTATGTTTCAAAATATTTACTATACATAAGTTGAGTACCACCTGCTCTAGTATCTCTTCCATAATAGTTTTCTAAGAACTTTCTATCTTTATCAGTAAGATAATCATCAAACATATCTAATATTTGAGTATAAGATAGCAGCATACGTCTAGCAAACATATCATGGTCTTCAACAAAGAATTGACCGTTAGGAACAGGAAAAGCTTCAAGAGTAGGTATAGCTTCTTTAATAATAGTTTCTCCTCTAATATCTGAATAAGTATAACATTCTCCTAATGCTACATATTCAAAGAACGCAGATAAATATACAACAGCATCGGCGGTTATACTACGAATATATTTAAGAACTTCTTGACCTTGTTTACTTTCATCATCAATATATTTCTCATTGAAATTATTAATGAATTCTTCAGGGTCAGGCATAGCATCTTGAGGATTAATTTGTTCAGGTGGAGTACCTTGTTGTTGAGCTTCAGCTTGCATTTGTTGAAGTCTTCTTTCAAACTCTTGCTGAAAAGCTTGTGCAGCTAATACTCCAATTTCTTCGTTAAGTTTAGCATTTTTCTTAAGAACAATATCAGGATTAGTTGCACCAACAATAAACTCATGAATACCTTTATAATACTCAGATACATATCTTCTAATAATATCTCGCATAATATCTAAGTTTCTCATAGTAGCAGGAAACCTAGTATATTTCTCATTATTAGAATTATAAGGATTAAGAGTCTTTTTATAAAACTCATTAGGAATCTCACCATGAAGAATACTTAATTTAGTTTCAGTATCTTTACGGTCATTATAAGAAAGTCCACTACTAATAATATAATCTATACTATTAGCATACCATTCGGGTTTAGCTTTTTGAGCAGCAGAAACTCGTTGTTGTGGAAAATTAATGTTATTATTAAATAGATTCATATTATTATAAATTTATCTACCATTGTTTTCTAAAGAACGTCGTTCATTTTTACCTTTATTATACATAGTCTTACCACCAGAGTTCCACCATTGTTTGTATTGAGGACTATTCATAACTTCTCTAGCAACCTTTTCAACAAGAGCAGGATAATTCTTTTGACCAGGATTATATTTATTAGGATTACTATTATAATATTCAAATGCTTCTTGTAATAAATTTTTATGAGGTTTATTAGCGTTTATTTTAGCTTGCTTATCTACTCTTTTTTCTTCAGCCGATAGAATATCATAACTATTTACATATCTTTTATTTCCGATAGCATCTACATAATCAAGCATAGCTTTATAAGGATTATTCCTATTATAACCATATGATACAAGACGACTAGGATTTACATCTTCACCTCTATTTATATGTTGTGTTGGAGGCTCATATCCTATATCTCCAGGTTTTAATAATTCACTTCTTTTATATCCTTGAAGTATGGCTCTATCTGTTTCATCAACAGTGGGATTTCCTAAAGTACTTTCTTTTGTAGCAAGTCCTATAGCTACATTAATAGGAACATTTGCTCTACCTGCATTTATTGCTAAAGTATCAAAAAGATTTGTACTTAATCTAGCACCTGTTGCTCTACCAGCATTAGTTAAAGTTACAGCTTTATCTTCTATATATGGTATAGTATAGTGTTTTACAGGATTACGCCTTTGATACGCTTTTTCTTTTTCTCTATATCTAAATATAGGGTCTGACCAATATTTATTCCTATAAGTTTGAATACTCATAGTATCAGTAGGCTCATATATCTTATCACCATAAGATAAAGCTCTCATTTGTTTAATATAATCGTCTAATCTTCCCATATCATATTAAAACCAATCTCTAGTAAATATATCATTTTGTTCTTCAGTAATCTTTTTACGTTTAACAAGTTCTTTTGCAGCTTGAACATCAAATAACCTCCAACGAATAGCACGCATAATCATTTCAGATACACGGTCAAAGTTTCCAATAGGATTCCACTTTTTAAGTTCAAGAATACTTTGATAATCGTAAATAGTATTGAAGAAATAAACATCATTACCTAATTCATCTTTACCGATAACTGTATATAACATTTCTTTAAGAAGACGCAGACCTTCAAGTTTCTTTGGACCATCACCCATGTTAACACCATAAGTAGATGCTACATCCCCTTTAAGAGAAGTATCCCAAATTTGAACAGGGTCTTTCATTAGATACTTTAATGCTTTCCATTTCTTAAAGTTACTAACAGTTTCACCTCGGTTAATTTCAACAGCAACTGTTCCAATACAATTATAAAGTCTAGCCAAGTTATAACAAATTTTATCTGACTCTTCAAGTGTTTCAGGTCTACCATAATAAGCAGCAACTAAAGCAGATTTAAATCCGTTATATTGACAAGGTTCCATCCAGACTTTAATACTATTATGAGAGTGTCTATTAGTTATTTCTTTATTAACCTTATTGATACCAACAGGGTCATAACTAATAGAATAAATACCAGGTGGAGTTCCAATAACGTGTCTACCTTCATTATCAGTGTAATCAACTTTTATCGGATTAAACCACACTCTAACACATCCATGAGGATGCTCATTACCTTTACGAGGAACACCTTGTATCCAATCATAAAAGTCTACATTATGTCTTCCTCCTTTAGCTTCTATTCTAGCATTAGTTTGGAAGATAACCTTTCTAGTATCTTCAGGGTCTTCCATAACCATGCCGTCAGCATATATTTTAAAGGTATTATCAGTTCTTAATCTTTCTTCCCAAGCCATAAGTTCTTCACTACTAAATAGATTCTCAGTAGTAGAACTAAATGATTCAGAAGGCATATTAGCATACTGACCTAGATAATTAATATAATCAGAAAAAGTCTTAGCAGTTCTTTTCTTCTCATCACGTTCTTTAAAAGAAATTCTAAGACCAAGTTCTAAGTCAGAATTACCATCAGCATCCATTGCATAGCGGTCACCAATTTGACCTTGAAGACCCCACGCATAAGGTTTAAAATATCCACAAACTTCATTACGAGAATCTTTATCCCAAACATTTTCAAAAGGCATAAAATGAAAACTTTGTGGAGAATAAAAGTTCTGTTCAAAAGTTTGCATATTACCAGAAGTAGCAGTACCCCAGCAGAAGAGATTACCAGTAACATAAGAACCAGTTCTCATAGCGGGTTCAGTTACATTCATAAACTCATCAAAGTTATCCATAGTAGATAACTCTTCAACTTTAACTTTAAGTGCGTCTTTACCAATAGCACAATCGGGATTGTTCATTGCAGACACACTAAATAAAGCACTCTTCCAAGATTTAGGAGCTTCTACACCACTAGGTAATTTATAGCCAAGTCTAAAGTTTTCTTTATCTGTAGAAAATATTCCTCTTACAAAAGGAGTTTTAGTTTCAAAGAAACGAAGATTATTAATCGTAAAGTCAGTTAAACCTCCTGTAGCAGTAAGATACTTTTTATCAGCAGCAACATGAATCTCAACTTTTCTAGCATTAAGATTCATATCGTTAGCACTATCAGATGCCATAATATAAGAGAATCCACCACGACGAGTTTTATCTATAATAAGATGAAAACCATTTCTAATAGCAAATTCCATTATATGCCATGTCCAAAATTGAGCATCTATAAATTTAGGAAAATCATATTTCTTTTTACCTGTAGAAGATTTAAGTGTAGCTTTAGCACTAGAAGTATCAAGCTGTTCAATCATAGTATAATTCAGATAATTATACATACCACCAGTGATACGAATATTCTGAACTTTACCATTTCTTAAAAGACAAGGTGCTGAGAAACCATAACGCCTACGATATTCTTCTCTTTTCCTAAACTTTCTATGAGGAACACTATCAACTCTGAAATAAGTATATTGTTTATTCTTTCTATAAAAGTCAGCAGCTTCTGTAAATAAATGTGTATTTATAAATTTATCTCCAGGTTGAATATTTAAAAGAAAGCCTCCACTATCTCCGATGAGAAAGAGGTCATCGTCGTCAATATAACCAGCATCTTTTGCGTGCTTATAATGACTTTTATCTTCATTAATATATTGAAGAAATGGATAATCTTTTATATATTTTTCAACTGTTGCATCCATGGTTATTTTATTATAAGTAATATAACCAATAATATCGAAGTACCGATACCAATCCCACTTGCGATATTAAATTTTCTCTTTTCTTGTTTAACTTGTTCCTTAAGCCCATTAACTTGATTATTATAAAGGTTAATAAGTTCATCATCTTTAACAATAATCGAGCGTAGAGAATCATTAATTTCTTTTTCATATCTCAATTCTATTAGCTTAGCATTAGCAAGTTTAAGAGTTTCAATATCTATAAGAACAGAATCTTCAGGGATAACATTAAGCTCCCCCGTAGAAGAAATGTAACTATTATTCCTTGACCAACTTGTAGAATAGTTTAACAGTACTATCATTATCAAGACTAGTAACTTCAATGATTTTCGCATTTTTAATACTATCTAATTCATCAACTTTAATCTTAATCACTTCTCGCTCAGTAAGCAGAGTGTCAATCTTACTCTCTTCTACGGGGGAACTTGCCTGCTTATTACCTCTAGTACAATATCCAAAGAAACCTCCAAGAATAAATCCTAAAGCAAAAACAAAAAGTTCTATATTAGCTTTATCTAAATTCCATTTCATACTAGTTCATCTTCATGAAGAAGAGTATAAGTGAAACAATTACCTAGACCATTAGCAACTTGCTTTTGACAGAAAGTCATAAATCTTTTAAATTCATCGCTAGAAGCAAATACTTGACAACCAGCACTCCAAGTATCAACTCTATTACTGTTATATCCAGCTTTATGAATGTTAATTCCAAACATTCCTTCATCTAGAGTTTCAGGATTCCAATCATAAACTTTATCTTTATTTCTATCTCTCCAAACTTTAACAGGTTTATTTCTCTGGCATAAAGCTAAATATTTACCACGATGTTTATCAATTTTATATGTACCACGATACTGACCTGGAACTAAAATTGCAGTTCCTTTTTTATTTGTAGGATTCATCATATAATAAATACCTGGGTCAGTAGTAATAGAATAAATTTGTCTAGCCCATTCTCCAGTGGGAGTTTTATAAATAAGCATAAGAATATCATCGAAACTATTGGTAATTTGATTACCTTTAGCTCTAATTCCTATAATATTAAGATTATATACTCCTTTAGTAAAAAAAGCATAACCTTTTTTCTTAAATAACGTTTCAAAGTCATAATCTTTGACTTTACTGTAAAGTGCTGTTTTTAACATATTTCAAGAAAATAAATTTAGTTCATTATTATTAATTTTTCTATCAGCAACAAGCTTATAATATCTATCTTTAAGAATAGCTTCAGCTTCTTTTCTGTAATATGGTATTTTATACCAATTAACTGTTTCTTTACCATTTGGATCAACATGATAACCATTAATATCTCTAAGAGGTTGACCATATTTATTTCTAACCCAAGGACTACCAATATGACAAAGACCTAATCCTGTGCATGGTATTTGAAGAATAGTTTCAGTCGCAATAGCATAAGTAGAAAGTTGCATTGTATAATGTTCACCATTACAATTTTCTAAGTGGCTAAGAGGAGGAAGCATCATCTCACGTTTGTGTATCCATTCATCAGTTAATTGATTAGGAACAGAAGTTTTATCTTTTTTATAATATCCAGACTCAAATTTTAAACCATCTCTATTAGTTTTCCAATCCAATATAACAAAGTCGGTAGGACGATAACAAAGAATATCGATTGTACCACTAACAAGATAATCCATGAGGAAAACTCCAATTTCTGAATAAATAGTATAACCTCGCTCGGTGTAGAAATCAAACACACGATATATCTCAGGATACTTATTTTCAGTTTCTTCTTTAAATCTTTCAACATTTAAAGGTTGAGGAATAAGGTTAGGAATGTCAGCGACAGTAACAACTCTTCCACTATGTATATCATTAAGATATTGAATAGCATTTTTAAATTTAGATACATCTTTTATTGCATCTTCTATTCCATTATGAGTTTTAGTTCCACGCTCACAAGCCTCATTTTTAATTCTATCCCATTCAGCTTTGATAGCCTTCTCAGACTTACCTTGTTCTCTAGCTTTTTTGTGTGCCCAATAATCAACATCAAAGTGCGGTACATAGTCATGTATTAAAGTAGTAACACTCCTATATTCATTGCCAAAGGTATCCGTATATTTATGAGGACCTTCGTCAAAATAAAGAAACGTATTATTATATCTACTATCCATAGCTTAATTATCATCAGCATCCATTGAACTTAGAACCGCATTGCCACCACGAGAAAGTTCTGTTTCTTGTTCATACATTAGATTCTCTTTGGCTTCTTGTAGCTTTTTAAGCAGAGAAGGAATATCTCCAGCTTGTTTCTTAACAGTATCTACAAAAGAAAATATAGTAACAATAGAATCATTATCTAAAGTACCATTTAATTTCTCATTTAAATATCTATTAATTTGATTAATACTAAGGTTTACTAGATGTATTGATTGAAGAAGATTCTCAACAACACGACCAGCCTCAGTCAAGTTTTCGTCTTTATATCTTTTTATCAGCCTTATTACTAACGCATCAGGAATATAATTAGTAGGAAGACCAGCTTGCTCAATAGCATATTTAAGAGCTTCAGCTTCACTAAGTCCAGACTGATTAGCAGGAGATTTAGGGTCACCTAATTGATAAATAACAATAGCTTCAGCTATGTACATTTTCTTATCAGGAGTTTTATCCCTAGTATAAAGATTTTTAATATCTCTATCTATAAGTTGTCTTATAGTTGGCGGTACAGGCATACCTGTATCGTCAAGAGCAAGCATACTATCTATTGTAACTATTTTCTGCATCGTCTATGAAAATTGATTCATTATCTAGAGCGGTAATATTATATGTTAAGAAATAATGAATACGAGCATATTTTTCACCTCGCTCTTTACACAGCTTTTTAAATCCTATTCTATCTCTAGCAACAGCCATAGCTAGAACGTAACCAAAATGACGAGTAGCTTTAACTCTTTTTTCATTGTCAGCTGCTAAGTTTTTTCTAAACAAAACATAATGTTCTGTAGAAGCATTATTTCTAACGTAATCAATAAGTTCTTTTTGTTCCTTACTATTATGAAGTTTAGCAACTCTAGATGCTCTAATACTTCCAATAAAAGGAATACCTGTCCATCGACCTTGACGAAGAAAACCAGCTGCATCAAGTTCACATTGCTCGATAATTGCTAATGCAACATCTTTATCGACAATGTTAGTGTCAATACATTCTATTACATCTTGTTTTCTAACAACTGTAACATCTTTACCACCTGGAAATTTAAAAGTATCCATAAGTATCTTCATCAATTTCTTCTACGGGGGAGCTATTAACTTTAGCATTAAGTTAATAACTATCAGCTATTTGATTATAAGCTCCCCCGTAGAGAAAGTATTAACTAGGCTTCACCACAACTATTGATACCACCTGTAAATATCTTTGGAAGTTCAATAGTTTCAGCATTATCTTTAGCTTTTGTAATAAAAGGATTGTTAAAGTCATTCTTAGTTTTGTCAAGTTTTGCATGTATAGCACTAATCGGCAACAGCTTAAACTCTACAAAACATACTGGCGTTCTCATAGTAAGTGCATCTGTATAAATATTTTTATCTCCTTCACAAAGACTAATCACATTGTTAGGAGTAATCTTGTTATAAGGAGAATTAATATGATGAGCGAGTGAAAGGTCACTTGCAGCTATAACACATTTATCGCCTACACGAAGACTTTGAATAAATTCAGAATCGTTTTTGCCAGCTTTAATAAAGACAGGAATTACAGCTACATTAGCGGCTTGATTCTTTTTAGCTGCTGTAAGAACAACAGTAAGAGAGTCTTTATATACTACTGCAACAATAGCATAATTAGGAGCACAATTAACAAAATCAGTACACTGTTTTAAGTAATCAACACTGATTTCTTCTAAACTTTCAGGAAGTTTAATATTAAATTTTCCAAGTTTTCCATTAACATTAAGTTCTTTCATTGTTTTAAATGTTTTAAATTAATACTTTGGACTATATCCGTTAGTTGTATTTACATTTGTTGTATTAACAGGATAACCTGTTGTAGTAGATTCGGCTTTATACATATAATTAAAGCCAGTATCATTTACAATATAAGGAGTAGTCATTTTCTAAATTTTTAAAGAAATAAAGTTTCTTACTAACTCTGACTACAAAGATAAGCATTATTTTCTAATTAACTATTATATTAAATGTTAATGATTATTAAATTAACAGTTATTAACAAATAATTATTTTTAATAGCTTTAGCATTAAAATGAATAGTATCTTTAATAGTATGAATCATAATGATTATAAGTATCTTTAATAGTTGGTATAATATTAAAATAGGCATTTTTATTAAATAATCTTAAAAAATTTGGCAAATTGGAAAAATTGTCGTAAGTTTGCCGATAGAGGTGGATAAATAATAGTAAAGATAATAATAAATATAAATATAATAAATATAATAAATAATATATAATATAATATATAATATATAATATAATATAATAATAAATAATAGTAATTATAAGAATACGAATTAAAATATTAAATATACTTCTAATTAAAATGCTTTTTTAGTGCTTAATAATATTGTTAGTAAATAGTGTAAATTTTGGTTTTATAATTTGTGTTTTAGGTTAAGTTTTTAGTTATTCTCATTATATTAATGGTGTTTGTGAAAATGTTATTAATATTTCATGTGTACAATTAAAGTTAGTGATTATTGATTATTTTGTTTTTTACTTACAAAATCATAGGATATACAGTGGTATATAAGAAAGTAGTGCTTGAGAAAGTGCTACTTATTTTTTTATTGTTATTAAAGAGATAAAAGTTTTTAGAGTTAGAGTAAAATAATAAAATGATAATGAAAAAGAAAAAGAAAGTAATAGTAATAGTAATAATAAGAGTAATAAGAGAGTTTAATGATAAAGAAAGAGTTAAGGCTAAAGATAGAATTGTGATTAGATTTAAAGATAAAGATAAAGAGTGATAGAGAGGGTTTAGTGAAAGTGATATTTATAGGTGAGAGAGTGAGGGTGTTGTCACTAACCCCCGACGTTGAGATGTTGATTGACAGCCCCCCCCACTCATTATAAATACTACAAGAGTTGTTCCAACTTCACTCATTATTAATAATAAAAGTTTTGCGTTGGACGAGCCAACGTCTGCCGATTTCAGTCGTGATACTGATAAAGGTAGTATTATTAACCCTTCTAAAAATAATGATTATGAAGGAAATGAAGCAAGTTATCGCCGAACTTGTGAAAAATGGCGCAGTGAAGACCACAGGCTTAGTGGTAAAGTCAGTAACCGTGAAGCAGCATGACTCTTGGACAAGAGTAGTGCTAAAGGTCAACAAAGACGTTAAGCAGAACGTTCTTGTTGATGATACTTACGAGATTAGTACTGGTCGTACCCTTTTCGTTAGTAGCTTTGCTCTTGGTGCATTACTTGGCGATATGCCTGAGTGTGCGATGTTTAAAGCTAAAATAGTAGCGAATCCAGAGATTATGGAAACGTTGCTGTCTTATGCAAAGATAGACATCATCCAAGAAACGGTTGAAGGTGGAACCGAGTATATCAATCCTTTTTCAGAAAAGGATGAACCTCGTGTTCTTGAAAATACAACTGTAATTAGCCATGTCATCAAGGTAGAACTTGGTGATGAAGGCCAGGAGTTGGTAGACTATTTCCGCAAAGAGAACCGCAAGATGCTCTTTGCTAAACTTATGGCTGGTGGTAGCAATACTACTACCAATAAGTTTAAGGAAGATAAAGAAGAGGAGGCTGAATAAGCCTCTTCTTTTATAGTTTAACTTAATTTGAAAATGTTATGATAGTAGCTAAAGTTAAGGCTGTAAAAGAATATACAACTTATAATGGCAAGGAAGAAACAAAAAGGTACAAAACTTTGATTGATGTTGAAGTTCCTGGAATAGTATTTAGTCCTGACGGTACTACATATGAGCACGGATATACATCACAAATACCTGGTTCCTATCCTCTAAATGCTACATTAGAAATTGAAGCTATACTATTGCATAAAGGTGACAACTTCCATAGTATTATTATACAGAATGATTGTTACTTTTATGATGTAGTAGTTAAGTAACATCCTCTCCTTATTGCTCCATGTGGTGACATTAGTTACCATGTGGGGCAATTTGTTTTATGGGAGGCACTCAATATAAATTATACAAGTTTGGCACTCACTTTAAATTATACAAGTTTTGGTAGTGTTAATTGGCTCAACACTGCTGATAAGTGTTCTCTTGTCTGCATTTAGCACAACTATGCTGATATGCGTTGTGAGCCTAACAATTAGAATAATCAAAAACAACAATAATATGAAAACAATGAGATTACTTATGGGAATAGCTACTATCTGTAGCACATTATGTGCCATTATCTTACTTTGGAACGAAGATAAGGTAAGTTGCGATATTGTTACTTGCAAAGTATTGGAAACAATGTTTATAATAGTAGCTTTGTTATCAGCAAGAGAAGAGGCTAAGTTGAAGTTTTAATAATGATAAGAGTAAGAGCAAGGTAAAATGTGGGAGTTTGTGGGACACTATCCCCAAACCTCTTTTTCTACTTTACTCTCTACTCTCATCATCACAATTCTAACAATTAATAAGTCCTACTTCTAGAACTTTCATTCTCTCATTTATTTTTATTCTTTACACAACAACATTTTCAGTTACTATTATTATCTTTTAGACCATAAATTAAATCATAAGTTCTCACAACTCATAAGTCCAACTCAATAAACTTGGCACAATACTTAAGAACTTTTTGGTCTTTAATATAATAATAACAATTTTTAACACAAACAGAATTATGAGTTACAGAGATATTGGTTTCCGCATGAAACAATGGGGCTATAATCCCAAGTCTAAAAACGATTGTGAACTCTTCAAGAAGGAGTTACAAGATATATTAAAAACTTTACAATGAAACATCTACAATTATCATCAACATATCAAGCAAAGATATGGGGAGTATTAGCTCTCCTATCTTTTGCTTTGTTAGTATTTACGACAACGTTGTTTTTATAACAATTTATAACAATTACTTATTTTATTAACAATTTAAACAATTTAATTATGGAACGTAAGAAAGTTATTGAGAACCTTATTAAGAATGGGGCTACTCAGGTTAAGGACATCACCGTAAAGAATGTCAATGTTAAGGCAATGGATGAGTATACTCGTCTTAGTTTAACTCTTGATAAGCCTGTTAAGGGTTATCGTCAGAATCCTGATACTAACGAGTGGGAGGAAGTTGATGTTAATGTTATTTTCATCAGTGCTTATAGTGTAGCAAGTATGTTGAAGGAAATTCCTACTGCTGCATTTGCTGCTAATAAGCTTCTTGCTAATCCAGACTCTATGTGTGTAGTTCTTTCATGTGCTAAGATTGGTGTTATTTCTGAGCCTGTAGCTTCTGGTCAGGAATATACTAATCCTTGGTCAGAAAGAACTGATAATAGTACCGTGTTTGACCATGATACTATTATTCATCATCTTTCTTCTCTTGAACTTTCTGATTTCGGAAAGGATATGTTAAAGCAGCTTGCTCTTAACATGATGGGAATTAAGTAAAAAAATTAAATCTACATTTTAATTTTAGCCCTGCTATAAATATGGCAGGGCTAATCTTTAACACAAACATAATTACATGAAAACAACGATATTGATATTAGCTGTAATTTTTCTATTATTATCTTTTATTACAGCACTATCTACATCAAGAAAAGATAGTTGGAAATGGGTAATTGTTTCATGGCTATTATTAGGAATAGGAACAGCATTCACAATAACAACAATATATAGTTAAGTATAGATAATATCAGCTCCCCCGTAGAAGAAATGATGATAAGCTACAGCAGCTAATCTCATGCTTCTCTACGGGGGAGCTTATAAACGTAATAAAGATATGAGTTTGGACATAACTATTAAAAACCCTAATATTATTAAATCTATTCTTAGTGAAGATGTTGTCATGAACAGACATCTAAATAAAGTAGATGAAATAGTATATTTGGATGATGATATTAGGTTATATAAATCATATAGATTTATAGCAAATTATAATCTTACTGCTGATAGATTTGCTAAGCTTAATAAGATAATAAATGATAGTGTTCCTATCGACAAAGTTATCAACTTCCTAGAGATGTCAGGACAAGACCTTATAATTGTTGACAGAATTAACAAGAGCATTTATTCTAATGAACAACTTATAAAAGATTTTAAAAATTACATAAGATGAATATTAAACTTAAAACAGCAGATGGTGTTAGAATTATGCCTTCTACTCAAATTAAAAGTATTTGTGCAGTTAGTCAGTGTAATCTGCTTGTAACCAAAACTAATGGTGAACAGATGACTGCTGTCGAAATAGAGTTTTAATGTTGTAATCTTGATGATGATTTTAATGATGTGAATCAAAGCTGAAAAGTAAAGTATTATTAACTTTGTCATCAAGACTACAACTAAAAATAAAAATTATGAGGACGATTATTTTGGCGATATTCTCAGTTGTTGTAATACTATCATTTGTTATCGCTTTCTATTTAGGTAGAATAACTAGTAATCTTGATGCTATTAATCAAACATCTAAAGATTATCAAGCTGCTTGCGTTCTTGCTGATATTTGTCGTATTATGCAAGATAATATTGGGCTTGAAGCCCAAGAAATATATGAAGATTACGTTAGTAATCTTGATACTGATAGCACTTTAACAATTACTCGTGAAGATTTAAACGAGTATTATTGGTGCTATTAACTCTCGCTCAATTTATTTTAAATATTTAAAAACCTAAACTTTACAAACAGTATGATTTTCTTTTATTCAAGTAGCAGGAAAGATGATAAACTTAATAATCCTGTGACAATCGTTTCCAATAGTCTTAGACGAGCTGAGGCTATTGCAATTTTAAAGTTTAAAGAATGGGGCTATAAAGGAAGTCCTATAAGAATTACAGTTTAACTATTAAAATTTAAAGGTTATGAAAAAGTTATTTATTTTGTTGATGATGCTCTTTAGCATCAATATGGCTTACAGCCAGGAATATACTCGTGAAGGTAAAACTTTTACTGCTACTACTAAGCAGAAAGCTAAAAGTGAACCTAAAGCTACAGGTTTTACTTGGAAAGAAAAGGATGGTGAACATCCTATCTTTATGAGTAAAAGTGGTTCTTGCTTTATTCTTAAAACTAGTTCTAAGACTAGCAAAGAATATAGAAAATACTTAGGTCCTGAGATTTCTCAGGAAATATGCAAAGAATTAGGTATCGAATACAAAGGTAAGAAAACTAAAGGATAACCTAATTAATGTTGTGTCAGTGTCTTTATAGATGCTGACACAATTTCTATTAATCAAACATTAACCTAAAATAAAAATAATATGGAAATTAATAAACATCTGATAAATTCTTTTATTAATAATGCTGATAAGAAAAGTTTAGTATTAGGAATTAAAGAAGTAATTAAGTTTATAAGTGTTAATGAACCTTATAATTTCGAAAAGTTAATAAATAACTTCATAAATATTATATCTACTGGTAAAATTATTACTGAAGCTGATAAATATGAACCAATGTCTCTTGATGAGGCTATTGAGCATTGTAAGGAAAAGTCTTGCGGTAATAATGCTTGCGCTTTAGAACACAAGCAACTTGGTAAGTGGCTGACTGAATTAAAGAAACTAAAAGAGAAGAATCTTGCTTGGAGTGAAGAGGATGAAAGAATGATAGCCTCTATTATAGGGCATTTAGAAAGGCAAAAAAACTATCAATTAAATGCAACTAACTTGGAACAATGCCAAGATTGGCTCAAATCCATCAAAGATAGAGTACAGCCAAAGCAAGAGTGGAGTAAAGAAGATGAAAAGATTATTTCTGAAGCAGAAGATTGGCTTGACACGCTTTGTGATTATCTTAGAGATGGTTCGTCAGCATATATTCCTGATGTAAGAGTTGTAATTAGCAAACTCAAATCCCTTAAAGACAGATATAATTGGAAGCCGAGCAAAGGGCAAATAGAAGCACTTGAGTATCATATTAATCATAACCTTATTGATAAAGGCGGCGTGTTTGGCAGTAAAGTTGTAGAACTATTAAATCAATTAAAGGAATTATAGTTATGATGATGATAATTAGGAAATTAAGAAACTAAAAGAATAAAGTTATGACCGCAGAAGAAATAATTAAAAGAATACGGAAAGCTTGTGATACTCTCTATGAGAAGTATGAAGGTAATACTTTAATTGAAGAAGAAGATATACTTAAATCTTTTGAAGATATAATAAGTGATTATTATGAAAATTAAAGTTTTATCCGACATATATTAAATTTAGTTAAAAAATAGCTCCCCCGTATAAGAAATATAATATTATTTATTATATTTGTAAGCAAATTATATAAGTTATGGAAGAAGATTATGTTTTTGGATTAGTTAATGCAGATGTCATTAATTATTTTGATGATGATGAAACTGTTTCTAATATGGATAGAGAAACTATAAATCAAGATTTTGATGATGTTGACTTATTTGGGGAGAAAATGATTGGTGATGACGAAGATGATGATAATTGTGACATTGCATTTGAATAAAAACTACTGATAGCGAAGTTCTTGTGATAAGTTTTGTAGCTATTATTTGCTCTTATCGTCTAACGGTTAGGACAAGAGATTTTCATTCTCTAAATAGGGGTTCGATTCCCCTTAAGAGTACAATAAACAATAAGAGTAAGTCCGATACCAGTTTTCGTCTAGCTAGTCTTAGTTTTACAATGACAGAATAAGTAGTGATAAATTACTACACGAAGATACTCTTATTTTTAATATTGCCTTTATAGCTCAGTTGGTTAGAGCACCTGACTGTTAATCAGGGTGTCGTAGGTTCAAGTCCTGCTAAAGGCGCAAATAGTAATTAAAATATAGTTACAGGAAGTTGGATTTAGAGAGATGCTAGCTATCAAGTTAATCAACTTTAAAGAAGGAAACTGCGCACTACGCCTGTAACTACTGGTTCTATAGCTCAACTGGATAGAGCAGTTGCCTTCTAAGCAACAGGTTATAGGTTCGAATCCTATTAGAATCGCAAGTCCTATTATTAATATAGATGTTAATATTAACAATTTAAATCTTAAGAGTATGAGTACGAAAAAGAATGCTGCGAGTGAGGCGCAGCTTAAGGCTAGAAGAACTAGTCTTGGTAAAAAGTCTAATGAAGAATTAATTAATATTATTCTTCGTAAAGACAAGACAGAAAGAATGAATAATACAAAGATTAAAACTCTTTGTAATACTAATTTTGAGTATCTTCGTAGAATAAATTCTATGGAAAAAGTTGTTAAAGAGATTGAAATTAAAGATAAAGAGATTGAAATTAAAAATAAAGATATTATTATTACTCTTAAACGTAAAATTTTAAATCTTTATGAAGATATTAATAATAACAATAATACTATAAGTTATCTTACGAATAAACTTAAGAAAACTAAAGAGCATCTTATATTAGCTTGTACAATTTCGGTTATTCTTATAGCAATTATAATAGTTTTAGGTTTTTAGTTATTATCGCTAGCAAAATAAGTGTTTCATAATTAGAGGTGTAACACGATGTGAATCGTTATAATGGCCTCCTTTCTAGCTTTCTGAAAAGTTTTAATGCCACTTTTACACCTCTATTAGCCTCGATGGTGGAATAGGTAGACACATTTGACTTAAAATCAAATATCCTTTTGGATGTGCAGGTTCAAGTTCTGTTCGAGGTACTAAAAGTCCTATGACAATAGGCATGATTATTAACAATTAAAATTTTAAAGTTATGAGTAAAAATGTAAACGAAGTAGCTGTTAAAGGTCGTCAGACTAAATTAGCTAAAAAGACTTATGAAGAGTTAATTCAGATTATTCTTCGTAAAGACAAGACTGAACGTCTTAATGCTAGTACTATTAAGAATCTTAAAGCTGAGATTAATGATTTAAGACTTAGCAATGAAAGATTAAGTAAAAACGTTAAGGAAGAAGCTCTCCAGGTTATTAAAGAAAAAAAGGATTCTGCAAAACTTACTTCACAAATTGAAGATAAAGATAAAGAAATTAATAGTTTGTATGAATATATAAAGGCAACTACCACCAAATATAACACTTATAAAGGTTTGTGCTTATTCTTAAGTGCTGCTCTTATTATTAGTGTTGTTGCTAATATTTTGTTTTAACTCATAAATTAAACTTTATTCATGTAGTTTTCTTGTGCTATTGCTTGTGAAAGTAGTAGCACTTTTTTATAAAATTTAAATTTATGGCTAAAGTATATTTTAACACTAATAAGCATCTTGTTATTCAAATGAATAATGCAGAAGCTACTAAATTAGGTTTTGGTATTCCTATTACAGGTTTAAATAATATGATTATTTGTGGTACTTGCAATGAAGAATGTAAACCAGAAGATATTTATTATGTATGTGGAATAAATGAAACTTTATGTAAAGATTGTGTTGAAGATTATGTTGCTAACATGAATCATTATGTTGATGATGATAGTCTTCAATATGAGATACGTCATTTTAATCATGTAGCTGAAATTCTTGATATGAAAGAATGTGCTTCATTAACTCCTGATGGTAAATGTATTATTTATAATAAAGATGAAACTAAAAATGAAAATTTTATAAAAAGTAATATATGAAGAATATATTTGATAATATGACTGATGATGAGCTTATAGCTTATGCTCAGAGTATTGAAGCTGATGCTTATCTTAGCACTATTGAGGCACACGAAGAGAGATTCGCTGACTGTGGTTTGTAGTAGTTATATGTCGAAAAATGCTCTATTTGCGGCTTAATTCTTTGTGTGTTGAATTTTATATGTTTAGTTTATTAGTTAATAAGCATATAATTTTAACAAGCTGAAATTCAATAAAAATATATAAAAAATATTAAACTTAGATATTATGCCTAAGAAATATATTGCTTTTAGATGGCCCGATTATCAAAAATATATGGGTTATGAATGGTTTAGAGAAGAGTCTTATTATGACTCTAATAAAGATACTTATTTAATTCCTGAAGAAAGATGTATTGTTTCAAAATAACTCCTAATAAAGGTTACACTCATGGTTGTGCTATAGTTGCTGCACATAATGACCAAGAGGCTATCAAAACTTATTGTGCAGTATCAGAGTATAATAATTATACTTATGATGAATTTGATTGTACTTGTAATATAGTTGATAAACTACATTATGATACTGAAGTTCCGAAAGTTATCATTGATTCAATAGATGATGAATAAAAAATTTGACTACTGTTTGTGTTAATTTTGAAAAGAACTTAGTATTACGGTCTGTGAAGATAGTAATACTTTTAATGGGATATGGTGTAATGGTAACACTACAGTTTTTGGAGCTGTCATTCTTGGTTCGAATCCAAGTATCCCAACTAATTATAAACTTAAAAACAAAGATGTTTATGAAACTATTTAATCTATTTAAAAAGAAAGAAAAACCTATTGATGCTAAAGTTATTTACAGAGTAGATGTTCTTAGATATGCTAAAAAACATAAAGGATTAGGATTATGTGATACACTATATTTAGCTCTTATGGCATATGGCATACCTGTGAAATGTAATATTGAAAGTTATTTTCCTCTATTTAACCGCTCTAATGCTTTTGAATTTAATGCTAACGATATTCTTTATTGGTGGGAAGCAGGTGTTTGGAATACTGGTAGAGAAGATTTTCTTAATTGGCTTATTAAACAATATAAGAAAGATAAAACTAATCTTAGAAAATTATGATAAATAAATATATAAAACCTAATATCAATATAATAGTTATAGATAGTTGTGATTTATTAATAAGTTCAACTTTTTCTTATAGAGAAAATATTTGTGATTATGATTGTACTTTTTGGCATATTTGTAGAGATAGACATATAGGTTATTTTTGTTCTGATAAAAATAAAAGAAGAAGATAAATAACAATAATGTTAGTATTTACAAGATAAGTAACAAGCATACATTTCCTCTACGGGGGAGCTTATAACTCTAATATTAACTTAAATTTTAAAAACGATTGTAAAATGGCAAAACATGATGAAAGTCGTGATTTGAGAAGTGTTTCTCGAATTGCTAGAGTTGACTATTCTAATAAGTCAATTCAAGCTAGTAAAAGTGCTACTATTGGTATTCATATGTGGGGTAAACTTGACTACCTCACTAAATACTGTGGTTGGCATTTCTTTTGGAATAACGATGTTGGAACGTTTATTCAAAATGATGATGTTCCAACTACTTCTAAGAAAAAAGTTAAAAAAGAACACGAACTTACTGATAAACGAAATAAAAAGAAATAATTATGGGTAAACCTTTAATTGGTCTTAAAATTGCAGTAGTTCAACCTAAAAGAAAAAATAATTCTACTGGTATTGTAAGACAAGGAAAAATTCACGAAGGTGAAGTATTTATAGACGAAAATGGAACTTATAAAGTTTCTGTATCTATTAAAGATGACCCTGAATACCCTAGTTTATTAGTATTAGAATTTACTGAACGTTCTTATGATTTAAAAGGTAAACAAGTTGTTTTTGGTATTATAAAAGATAAAGGACGACTTGTTAGATATATTAGGTCTAAAGAACAAGCTAAATTCTTTCCTGGTCTTCCTACTCAATATATTCCTTTTGCTCCAAATTATGTAGTAAAAGGATATTTAGTTAGAGATAATGGTGTTCTAAAATTTGATTTTACTGAAGTCATAGGTAATAAGAATTTAATTATATCTGAAAATGAACTTAACATCGGTTAATACTGTAAATACTCCTAATAGGGCAGATACTAATAGTTTTACTGATGACCAAAAGAAAGCTTATAAAGAGATTATTAACTTTATAGATGCACCATTTGATGCTAAAGATTATAAAAGAGCATTGATTGGTCCAGCTGGTACTGGTAAAACTTATCTGGTTAAGGCATTGATTCTTAATAGTTCTTTGTCTTATTCTCTTATAGGCCTTGCAGCTCCTACACATAAAGCTTGTAGAGTATTAGGAGAAAGTATTCGCATTAGCGGTGTTAAAGTCAATACAATTCAATCTGATTTAGGTCTTCGTCTTAACTTTGATGTTGAGAAATTTGATTTAAATAATCCACCTTTTGACCCAAAAGGTAAAATTAAGATTGGAAATTATAGACTTTACATAGTTGATGAAGCTTCTATGATAAATAGAGGTTTATGTACTTTCCTTGAGAGAACTTGTGTCACAAATAAATGTAAAATATTATATATTGGTGATAGTTCTCAACTTGCACCTGTAGGGGAAAAATATTCAAGTGCTTTCAAAGGAGTTAAAAATAGTATCCTAAAGCAAATTGTACGACAAGGCGATGATAATCCTGTAAGTTATCTTCTTGAATTACTTCGATATGATATTGAACATAAATCTTATGAATTTCTAAAATATATTCAAAGATTTAGAAGTAAATTTGATGAGGATTATAATAAAGGTTATCAAGTCCTTACTCCTCAGGAGTTTAATAAAGTGGTTTATACTAACTTTAGCGATGAACAACTTACGTTTAATGTAGATTATGCAAAAGTTATAGCTTTTACTAATAACGCTGTTTCTTCATGGAATAAGTTTATTAGAAATAGTATTATAGCAGATGCTGATAAATCTATCATTACAAAAAATGATTTAATTATTAGTTATGTTACTATTGTGAATCAATTTAATGAATGTATAATTAAAAATTCTGAAGAATATATTATAAAGGATATTGTAAATTATGTACATCCTAGATATGAATTCAAAGGATTTATGATTAGATTTCAAGCTATTCATGGTGGAGATATAACTACACCTTTATTTGTACTTGACCATTCTGATAAGTTTTCTGTTCAGAAATATGTACAAGTAAGTATTAATTTGATTAATGCTGCTAAATCTGCTAGAGCTAGTATTAAATCTCAGAAATGGAAAGATTATTATGCTTTTAAAGAATCATGTCTACTTCTCACTAACATCCAAGCTATTGATGGTACTATATATTCAAGAGATTTAGATTATGGTTTTGCTCTTACTAGTCACAAATCGCAAGGCTCAACCTTTGATACAAGTCTTGTTGATGTGAATGATATTGTATATGACAAATATGGTCAGCCATATACCGATGCTGAAGAAGTTAATCGTCGGCTATATGTAGCTTGTAGTAGATGTCGTAATAAGTTATATTTAAAATTTGGAAGATAATATGTGTGAAATAACAGCTACTCCTGTATATACTGGAGAAACAAAGAAATGAAAAGTGTGCGGTAAAGAACTTCCTATTACTCATTTTTGCAAGAGAGGTACAGGTTATCGTAATATTTGTAATGAATGTGTAAGAAAAGAAGCTGATGCTACAGATAAGTTTAAAGACTTTACAGCCAGAGAACTTATTGATGAACTTAGGGCTAGATGTTATGAATGAGAATTGACAAAGAAAGTAGTAGAACGAATTAAATTATGACAATAAGTCAAAGGATTAAAAGAATAGCTGATAAAGCTAAAGTACCATATTCTGCTATTAAACTTATAATATATAGTAAATATGGTAATTGTAAAAATAATGAAATTGATAATTTAAATAATTTAGAAAAACAATATGGAATACAATAAAAGTCTTAGTGCTAGAATTAGACGTCGCAATAAACAAGGTTTTAAAGGAGAAGGTACTACTTCAGGTTTTGTTCCAACTAATTTAGAAGGTGATTATATCACTATGGGAAATAGGGAAAATACTGATAAGTATCGAACTGTTAAGAACTTTCTTAGAAAGCGCGGTCATAAACATACTGGTAGTATGTCTGCTAGAACTCTTAAACAATATATGTAAATCACCATAATATTAAGGCTATGATTAATTCTTGGGGAATGGATGTTGAAATATTTAGAAATCTTTTCAGCGTCACTTTTGTTAATTTGAAACATTATATGCAAGTATTTGCAGATTGTGTTGATGATAAAGGTAATCCTGTTCCTTTAACAGAGAAACTATCTGTTGCTGAGATTAAATCTAGACTTGATATTGTAGAAAGTAAAATCTTTCGGATAAGCGACACAGACGATAGTCAATTATTAGAATTAGTTGCTTTTATAAACAATATGAAAGACCACTATGATACTAAAATTGATGATAACGGCTGTGTCGCTCAAACTCCTGTTAGAACTGATTTATTTGGTTTTAATAATCAAGGTTATGATGACCTTATGATAAAAGGTTTTATGATGCATTTTAATCGTTATGATACGACAAAATCTTTAATTAAGTATCTTAAAGGTCTTAATAATAAAGTAATTGATTTACAAAGTGATAAAGATGCATTTTATGGTGATAAAGAACTAGAGTTAATTAGGCATTATAAACTTCCATATGCTACTGTTGACCTTCAACAAGTTTTCGGTCTTCATTCTGCTAATGTAGTAGTTGATAAAGAAGGTAACCGAAATAAATTTGGTAAGAGTCTTAAACAGACTTCTATTAATCTTAAATGGCATGAATTACTTGATTTTAAACTTCCTCCTATAGATGAAGAAGAGTATAATCTTTATTGGAAACATTTAGATAATTATAGAGGTTTAACTCTTGATGAATTAAATTCTCTTATTACTAATGATTTTGAAAGATATATTCTTCCAAAATATGTTGAACCAATGCTTTATTATAATAAGAATGATGTGTTTCTTGTCTGTGAAATGGCTCGTCAAAAGCCTGATGAGATTAAACTCCGTTATTCTATTACTAATGCTTTTGGTGTAAACGTATTATGTAGTTCTAGAGCAAATATTGCAGATAAACTTACTACTGCATTTTACTCTAAAATGAGTGGACTATCTCCAAAGCAATTTGAGAAAGGTCGTACTGAAAGAACTCGTCTTAGTTTTAATAAGATTATCTTTCCTCATATTAAGTTTAAAACTCCTGAACTTCAAGCCTTACTTGAAGATATGAAGAAAGTTTATGTGTATCATACAAATAAAGATGATTTTTGTAGAGAAATTACTTTTTATGGTACTACATATACTCTAGCTTGTGGAGGTATTCATACTCAAGATAATCCTGTAATTCTTATATCTGATGATAATTACATTTATAAGCATTTCGATTATAACTCATATTATCCTAGTATTGTTGTAAGTTATAGTATAGCACCAAAGCATCTCAATAATAAAGTTTTTGTTGAGATGGTTAAATATTTTAGAGATACTCGTGTAAAATGTAAACATACTAAAGATGAAGATGGATACGTAATTCCTGGAGTTCTTAATAAAATTGCTGCTGAAGCATTAAAGATTGTTGTTAATTCCATTTATGGTAAATTTGGTTCTGAACTATTCTTTCTATATGATAGATTTGCTCAGCTTCAAGTTACTATTAATGGTCAATTAATGACTATGACTCTTGTTGAAGAATTAGAACTTAACGGCATTCATGTTATAAGTGCAAACACTGATGGTATTGTTATTAAACTTCCTAAAAATAAATTAGATGTATTTAATGATATTACTAAAAGATGGAATGAAACTAATAAAATGGGTGCTGATAGTGAAGATTATAAAGCATATTTTGCAAGAGATGTTAATAATTACTTTGCAGTATGGCCTGATGAAAAAGTTGATGCTAAAGGTTCTTTAGACCCTAAACAATATATTAAAGATTTAAAGAAAGGTTATGATATGCCTATTGTAGCAAAAGCTGTTTTCGAATATCTTTATCACAATGTTCCTGTAATGGAAACACTTCAAAAACACACCAATATTCTTGATTTTTGTAAAACTCAAAATGTTGGTAAACAATTTGATGTAGTTTATGATATAGTTGAAAATGGAAAAATTAAGACTATTCATTCTCAACGTCATGTCAGATTCTATGTTTCCACTAAGGGCGTGGTAATTCAAAAAGAAAATAAAAATGACCATAAAAAGAGTAGATTAGCATCTGGTCTTCCAGTTCAAATTCTTAATTCTCTTGATGATAAGCCTATAGAAGAAAGAAATATTGACTATGGTTACTATTACTCTGAAGCCTACAAAATAATAGACCCTATTAAACTAGGTATAAGTGCTACTACAAAAGCTAATGCGAGTAAAGGTACTAAATCTGGTAAAAAGTTAATACAAAAATATTCTAAGGATTATCTTACGTTATTTGATGAAGATATGTTTGATTAAAGTATTATGACTGCTGAAGAATTATTTGATAAAGCGGCATTTTGTTGGAGAAATAATGGTGGAATTGGAACAGCATATGTTCCAGCTCCTCTTAATGATAAAGTGCTATTATATCAAGTTTTAGCTAGAGTATATAGTAAAAATCCTAAAATATCATCTGTTATAGTAGTAGAAGAATTTTATGAAAGACAAACAATAATTGAATTTCTTACGCATCAAGAAGATGAAGATAATAATAAAGAATTTAAAGATTTAATAGATAATAAACTTATAAAAGTTTTTACTAAATCTTTTGTTGTTAATACAAACTGGACTGTATTTCCAACTCTTTGTATTATTTATCATTCTAATGATTATGATGCTAAGTTACATTCTTATTTTGTAAGTTGTCATTATAAACTATGTATTCTAAATAAATTTCTGCCTAAGGATAAAAATACTGGAAATGTTTATTCTTGTGCTCCTCTTTTAGATTGTTTTAAACAAGCTGAATTAGATGAAATGAGAGTAAGCTCCCCCGTAGAAGAAATGTGGGTAGATGTCACTATTCCTTCTGATAGTGAAAATTGGAAATTATATCAATATTATTGTAAATATATAGAAACTTCTATTAATATTTTCGGTAGTTTTGATATTATGCAACAAGCTAGAATAGGTAATGAGAAACTTAATATATCTGCTGCTACTATTTGTGCTCAAATAGCTCAAGAAAACGGATGGAATGAACATCTTGATATGTCTTATGATTTTAATAGACAAATAGATGATTTATATAATCCTAATAATCTAAGAGAAAGAGCAAGTCAAACATACGAATGTATTCGTAATAGAAATGCTCTTGTTTGTGATTATGAAGGTAAACTTGAACAAATTCTTAAAATTGTAAAAGAACATGAGAAAGAAAAGATTTTAATTATTAACAAGCGAGGTCAATTCGCTAACAAAGTAACTGAATATTTAAATAATAATTCAGAGTATGATGTTTGTGGAAATTATCACAATCAAGTTGATGATATTCCTGCTGTTGATATAGATGGTAATCCTGTCTATATTAAGACTGGTATGGAGAAAGGTAAACGAAAATCTATGGGTTATAAAGCACAAATGACTCTTAATGAAAGAAGATTTAATGCTGATAAAATTCATTGTCTTAGTTTATCTAATGCTCCAGATAAATCTCTAAGTGTAAATGTTGATATTGTTATTATTACTTCCCCTCTATGTGAAGATATAAAATCTTATCTATATAGATTATCTAATGTTCAATTTAATACTGAAACTATAAAATTATTTTCTATATTTTGTCGAAACACTATAGAACAACAAAGATTGTTTAACAAACCGACAGAAGAAACGCATTTAATTGTTAATAAAAATGAAATAATGATTGGTGTTGAAAATAATTCTGATTTTCTTATTGTAGATTGAAATATTTTTTGTATCTTTGCATTGTAATTAGTACAAATAACGCTCTTTGAAATAATGGACAAATTAAATGCAAAAGACGGCAGTAATGGTCGTGCATTGACTATTAGACATGATGATGCAGTTACTGGTCTTAAAGTTCTAAATCTTCTTGATGAAAAGCAATTAGCTTCTGCTGAGATATTCTTAAAGAAGATTATTGCAACTGATAAAGGTGGAGTTAAAAGTGTAAATGAGGGTTTAGCTATCCTTATGAGAGCACAAGATTTGCAACTACCTTTCTCAACTTGTATAGAACATATCCACGTTGTTAGTGGTAAGACTGTTGCTGATATTCATATTATAAAGTCGTTATTATCGAGGGCAGGAGTAACTTGGGAATGCACTAAAGATTATACTCCTCAGTATCAGTATACTGACGGTAATACGATTTATAACGAAACACAACTTCCTAATTATTGTGTTAGATGTCGTACCACTACCGAAGCTGTTAAACTTACTGAAGAAAGTAATGGAGATAAGATTGGTGTTTACCCAGTTAAATGGTACACTGACCTTGCAGGAAAGAAATATAATGAGTTTCAACTTAGTAACAAATGCGAAGTTGCTATTAATCAAGCTCATGCCCAAAAGATTAAATCTGAGGGTGCATTTCCTGTTATTAGAATCCCTGCAGTTCCTATTGACTTTGTGACTGAATATAAGTTTACTAGATTCCATAAAATTATGGGTAAAATAGTAGAACAAACTGCTACAAGTCACTTTAGTTATAGTGAAGCTGTTACCGCTGAGTTCTTCAATAAAGATACTTATAAGAAATATGCTAGAATAATGATTGGACATAGAGCTTTTACTCTTGGTGCAAGAGATATTGCTAGTGACGTTCTTATGGGTGTCCTTGAAGATACTGAAAATGCGCTTATCAATGGAGGTCTTGATTATGCCATTGAGAATGCTGAATACGTAGAAGTTAATCAAGAAAGCGAATAATGTAGTTCTGCTACATATAACTAATTTTATTTATTTATTAACCCTTTTAAAAACATTAAAGTTATGAAACTTGGTATTAAGTTTGGTATTAACGCCATTATGGCAGGTCAGAAGAGTTCTTTAGTTAATGCTACTCCTCAGCTTATCGTTAAGAGTACGCAAGGTCAATTCACAATTACTTCTCCTGTAAGTAAGGCTCTTGCTATTGCTGCTGGTGAGAATGTAATGTTCTTCAATAATAAGAGTGAGATTGAAGCTGCTCTGAACAATCCTGCTGATGAGATTGTAGCTTATGCTAATGAACAGGGCTGGGACCTGAATACTCGTGAGGGTGCTGATGCTTTTATCAAAGACCAGTTGGTTTGGTATATTGCTAAGGGTGTCCTTATGTTTAAGCGTAATGGTGAGCCTATCCTCGGTACAGTTCGTATTACTAAGGAAGATAAGGCTGCTTACATTGCTGAACATGGTGTTGAGATGATTGGCGAAATGTCTGAAGAGGATAAGGCTAAGTTTGCTGCTTCTAAGGGTCTTGAGGGTGCAGATGATGAAACTCTTGCTTCTGCTCTGACTCCTGATGATGTTCCCAGTCCTACATTCCATGCTGCTAGTGGTTCTAAGACTGCTGCTACTGCTAATGCCACAGGTATTGGTCTGCAGCTCAACTTCACTGATACCGCTATTTGGGATTCTATGAAGTCTGACCTCGCTGACAAGAGTTCTGTCAATCGTGTATTTAACGTTAAGCTTGATGAAGCCGTTGAAGCTGAATTCAATAATGGTAAGGCTGGTGACGATGGCATTGTTAAGGTGATGGCTTATCCTCTGGAGTTTGATTCTGATAAGACTCCTATGGTTCGTGGTAAGAAAGACGAAGCTGAGGATTAATCTTTAATTTGTCCTAATATCTAATTTCGGGGAGGTTCTCCTAGTGAGTTCCTCCCTATTTTCATCTTTATAAACAATAAAAACTTAATTAAGTTATGTCTGAAGAAAAAACAAAGTTAGCTGGAGCCACTGCAGAAGCTCCTGCAAAGAAAGTTAGGAGAGGTATTAGTAATGAAACTCAAGCTACTAGTCAGCTTAGATTTCATGAGAAAGATGCTTCTCCAAATGGTCTATTTATGGGACATCTTCATTCTGTTGAAGTTGCTTGGTCTGTAAACGCAGATGGTAAGCAATTTACAGGTGAGAAAGTTCCTCGTCTTGTATTTGAGTTCTGTAGTAATACTAAGGATGTTACTCAGATGAGGCATGTGTATCATACTCTCTTCCCTGTTGAAAGTAATGTTAATACTATTCCTGGAGGAACTGAAGAGTGGAAGGTAAATCAAGTTATGAACTTCATTAAGCATATGCTTGATGTTTATTATCTGAAGGGTCGTAAACTTACTGAAGAAGAAGAGGATGCTCTGAGTCTTCCGTTTGTTGATTTCGACGATGAAGGTAATTATGTTGCTCTTGATGTTAAAGACATTCTTGCTGGTTATGCTCAGTTGTTTAATACTGTTGCTGACATTATGAATGGTCGTTATAACCTTCCTGATGGTGAAACTCCTAAACCTTGTTTCCGTGATGAAGATGGTAAATTTATTCGTGTTTGGATGAAACTTCTTCGTCATAAGAAAATTAAAGGTGAGTGGAAGAATATTCAGTCTAATGGTGACCTTGCTTTTGACCCATTTATTGGAACTGGTGTTGTAGAAATAGCTAAGGGTAATGAAATGCCTAAGATTATAAGTCTTGATACTTCTAAGGAATCAATTACTCCTAAAGAGGTAAAGAAGACTCCTACAATACCTGGTGCTATTGGAATTGAAGGAGGAGTAATTGCAGCCGCTCCTGGTATATTAGGCTCTCCCACAGGAGGTGCTTATAGTGAAGCTGGCGAAGAAATGCCTTTCTAATAACTTATATTAGGCAAGATGTTCATAGTAAAGCTAGCTTCTATAATAAGAGGCTAGCTTTTACTTATTAACTCAATACAAATATGAAACGTAATATATGTACTACCAACTTGACTAAAGAATATATTGAATCTAAAATAAGTCAAGAAGCTATTATTAGTAAATATCTTGATATACCTATGGAAACTATTAAAAAATGCATTGACAAAAATGTTTTAATTAAATCCATTTTTAGAGATGATGATGTTAATTGTAGTATGGGTATTCAATATAATGCTAAAGGTAGGCTTAAAGTTCGTGACTTTGGTGGTTGGGGATTCTTTGAAGATGTGTATGGCGTTGTAGCTTATGTATTGAGTTTAGCTTATGAAAGAAAGATTGAAACTAATAATAAACAAGATTTCTATTTTATTCTTAAACATATAGCATATACTTTTAGTGATATAATTGATGGTAAAGAAACAGACCCTAATATTCAACCTTTAATAGCTAATGCTTTATATAAAGGTAAAACTAAAAAACATATTATTGATATTGTTCCTAGAAGTTGGAATAAATATGATAAAGATATATGGGCAAGATGGGGTGTAAGTCTAAATTATTTAAATACACACTTTGTTATTCCTGTAGACCAATATTATATTGATAGAACTGTTGACACTGAACCTAAATATTATTATAAAGCTAAAGACCCTTGTTATGCTTATATGTTAGGAACTAATAGACAAGGTATTCGTCTTATTAAACTTTATTTCCCTCGTAGAAATCGTCGTACTGGATTAAAATTTATAACTAATTGTAATGTTCTTGAAGGTTTACTTAATCTTGAACTTGACAATTATGATTATATTCTTATTACAAAAAGTACAAAAGATAGATTAAGCATAGGCAATCATTTAATGCTACATCCTCTCTACGGGGGAGCTAAAAAACTCAATATTGGAGTTATAAATCTTCCTTCTGAAAATTATCAACTTAATCAAAAAGAATATGATTGGTTATTAAATAAATTAAATGATGATGGTCTTATATTAAGTTTGCTTGATTTTGACCAAACTGGTCGTCAAGGTGCTAAATACTTAGAAGAAAAATATGGTATTCCTTACCTATTTATAACTAGAGGTGAATTTGGTCTGCCTAATTTTAATTCTAAAGATTTTTCAGACCTTCACGATAAGTTTAACATAGAACAAATTAATCATTTTATAGAAGATACTAGAAAATATGTCGAAATCAGATTTAAAACTAAAAAAGATACAGATGCCATTAACAACAGCTGGTTATCAGGTGATATGTTGCCATTCTATTAACAAATATGAAAATGAGTTAGTAGTTATGATTCCTATTAGTGAAGAAGAAGAAAAGAAGTTAGACTCTGGATTTCTTATGACTAATAAAGGAAACGCATCGTTTAAAATACATAGTACTGATATTATTTGTTATGGTAATATAGATTTTCATACAAATTCTGATGATTTCTATGCTATAGAAAATATGAAATGGTTAGATTTTCTTATTGGGTTAGGAATATGTGTTCCTTCTGATTATAATTATGATGAACATTGTTGTTATAGTCCAATAAAAAGAGCTAGATACTATGATACTACTAATCCAGCTGTTATATCACAATACAAGCATGCTGTACTAGGTAAACCTGAAAGATGTTGTATTTTTAGAGAAATTGTGAAAAATGTTAGAAGAGTTGTCTAAATATATAATAGATTTAGATAAGGATTATATTAACATGATTGATAAAGATATTGCTGAGAAAGGTATTGATAAGTATCTTTCTCAGCAATTAGTTTATCTAGATTGTTCTCGCGTAATTAATGGCATGAGAATGATGCAAACAATAGGTTATCCTTATCAAAAAGAAATTAGTGCATACTGGTATGCATCTAATAAGTTTGCAGGTAATGACTTTGATGTTGATAAAAGAAGAATTGTTGCTCTTCTTGAAAGACATCAAGCTAACCTTGAATATGAAAAAGAAAATCCTCCTGTTTGGTATGGTGATAAGAAAGCTAAAGATAAATGGGATAAAGAGCATAGTAATCCCGCCCGTAGAAGGAAAGCTAATGAGGGTACTTTACCTGGTATGGGTAAAGAAATAAGTAATAAAGAAAGACTTAAAAAGCTTAGTGCTCAGTTTGGTAATTTAACTTTTAAAATTAAACCTCCTAAGAAAGATGAGTAAAATTAAATGTATTAGAAGTGAAAATGGAACTATCATTCCTATTTACAACATAGCTGTTATATCTGCTGAAGATGCATCTCATTATATTTGGACAAATTCTGATAGCGATAGTAATAATTGCGGTCATAAACTATCTGATAGAACATATAATATTTTATTAGAAGAATTAGATATTATAGATATAAGAGGTTTTAAAGATTGAATTATGTTTTGTAATAAATAAATACTCCAGATAATGAACATTTTTGTAGATTACCAATATTATTTTAATTATGATAACACTTTATAAACGTAATGCTCAAGGCAAGCCTCTTGTATGGCATGCTGTTAGTGATGCAGTAGAGATTATTATAGAATATGGACTTGTAGGAGGAAAACTTCACATGGAATATATTCCTATAACTCTTAAAAATGCTAATGAGCTTCAATCTAGAGTTAATGCTAAACGTAAAGAAGGTTATAAAGAATTAAGTGAACTTAAAGATAGCTTAAGTGACGATGCTATAAAAATAGCAGAAAATGCTTATACTCAACTAAATGATGCTAAACCTTTAATTTATGTTCTTAATACTTACCTTCCTAAATACTCTACTACCTCAGAAGGTTTTGTTCTTCCTATGCTTGCAAAAGTATTAGAAGATAATAAGCCTTTTGATAAGTATGGTACTATGCTTGGTCAGTGGAAGATTGATGGTCTTCGTTGTATTATAGGTGCTGAACAAAATGGTATGGATTTATTTAATCCTATACATTTAACTTATCATTCTCGTACAGGTGAAGATTGGACTCATAAGATGTCTTGGATGGATGAAATTCTTCTTCCTAAGATAAGTAAAGAACTTCTAGACATGATGCTAGAAGAAGGTGCTTGTCTTGATGGAGAATTATATCTTCCTGGATATGCTGTTAATGATATTAACTCTTTTGTTAAAAATACTCAACTTCCACAACATTATAAACTTCAATATTGGTGTTATGATATTGCTTGTGAGAATATGAGTGCAGAAGCTAGATTTAAATTTAAAGATAATAATCTAGAATCTGTTGGCATGACTTATTTTAATACAAAAGAAGAACATCTTAATAATACTAAACAATTTGTTGTACTTCCTACATGGGTACAAATAGATAGTTATGAAGATGCTATAATTCATAGAAATCAATTTATTGATTTAGGATTTGAAGGTCTTATTCTTCGTAATCCTTCTGCTGAGTATCAATTTGGTAAACGTAATCAAGCTATGTTTAAGTTTAAGAAAGTTGATGATGGTAAATTTATAATTGCTGACATTAAATCTGAACATAAACGTAGTAACCTTCCTCTATTTGTATGTTTTAATGACATAAATGACGAATTATTTGAATGTAGTATTAATAAACCTCAAGATGTTCAACGAGAAATTCTTGCTAATAAAGATAAATATATTGGTAAGTATATGCTAGTTGAATTTAGAGCTAGGTCTGGTGTAAATCAAGTTCCTTTCCATGCTAGAGGTATTGAAATAATAGATAAATAATATGAAAGTAATAATTATAATATTATCTATATTAGGTGCGCTTAAATTTATTAGTTTTATAATTAATTGTTTTATAGAAGTTTATTATAAAATTTATAGATATTATGTACCTGTAAGTAAAGAATATAGTCAACTTAAAAGAGAATCTGGCATATATTCCCATTCAGACTTTTATATATTTCCTACTATAAGTATAGATTTTGTAAACGGTTTTGAATATTGTATAAAGTTTTTAAATTTGGAATACTATGCGTTTTATCAATTAGAATTTGAAAATAAATAAATTATGAATCTTAGTGCTTATGATAACGTAAAAAATAAAACTAATAAATTTAAAACTTGGCTTGATTCTAATAAACAACTTCTGTTAAGTAGAAGTATAAAATATAGACCATATTATACTTTTGTTAAAAGGTTTGAACCTACATTAAAGACTACTGTGTACTTTATAGTATTACTTGATTGTATTCCTCAAAACACAGTATATTTTAGAACTAAAAAAGATGATTATGGTAGATTAAAATTTAATGTTAAAACTATATTTTATGAATCAGGATTAAGTGAAATTCAGAATGATTCTAATGTAGATATTATACATATAGAACATGATAGTGACGGAGATATTTATAAAATAAATATTTAATCTAATCAGCCCTGCCTATAGTGGTAGGGCTTTATTATTTTCTTTATTTGCCACTTTTTAGCCTTGTCAGAGCATTTTTATATGTCAGATGATTAACTAATAAGCTGGCAAAATTATCTCGTCAGAAACGTTAAAAATGTCTGAAAAATTTAACACTTAAAATTCTTGTATTTTAAAATAATTTATTATCTTTGTAATATGAATAAGGAAGATATAGAAATACAGATTATCCATACTAAAGTTATGGAACAAGATAATGGCTTTGCTATTAGAATTTTAATAAATGATGAAGATGTTAATGTTTTAGAACTATCTAAAGTGCAAATGCTTCATATTGGGACTATATTACTTAACGTTACTCGTAACGTTATTAATACTTATTTTAAACTAGAAAACAATGGTAGAGGATAGTAGAGATTTTGTTCTTGATTTTAGAATTCCAGAAGAACTTACAACGCATGAAGTATTAGCTTTTGCTAAGACCTGTGCAAATATGTGTAACCTTTATGCTAGGAAAAATCATGATTATGGTAATTCTTTTAATAAAGGAATGGAAATTATTGGTACTGCTTATGGTATAGGACGATTATATGATAAAATGAATCGTATAATTACTCTTACAAATCTTAATCCTTTTGATAAACCTCAAGTTAGAGATGAAAGTATTAATGATACTCTTCTCGATTTAGCTTGTTATGCAATTATGACCTATAACTATTTAAATACAGATAAAAATGGAACTAATTAGACCAAACTTTGAAATATGGGAACAAGATACTACCTCCCCCGTAGAAGGAATGTATGCTCATATTGCTAGATGTACTCGTGTTTGTTATCAATCTGAAAAGAAATCTGATAATGAAACTAAAGAAGATTTTGTTAAAAGAGTTATTCTAAGGCAAATATCTTCTACGGGGGAGCTTGATATTGATAAGATTCATGGTGCTATGCTTGAACATGGAACTGTTTATCTATTTATTCCTTGGCTAGATGATGTTAATACTAGATTACCAGAAGTTATAAAGCATTATTGTAATAATCCTCATTCTAAAGAAAATTATATCTATGACGATAATCCAGGGTCTTACGTAACAACTAATCTTCGTGTTCTTATAGAACATAATTGGCTTGCTGACCTTAAATATATTTGTACTCCAACTGAACATCATGCTAAAAGAGTTACTGTTTCTTTTACAACTAATATAGGTGTGACTCGTGAATTTAATCGTCACAGAGTTAATTCTATTGCAGAAGAAAGTACTAGATATTGTAATTATAATAAGCATAATGATGGTCAGATTAAGATTGGACTTCCTGCTTGGCTTTTAAATGAAGAAAATCTTCCATATGTAGAAAGTCATCAATTTGATAAACTTGTTACTTATTGTGATGATTATTTAGAAGCTAGAGATACACAGTGGTGTGATATAGATTATTATCTATTTAGTCTTACAGTTGCTGAATTTTGTTATAATGGTCTTATTAAAAAAGGCTGGAAACCTCAACAAGCTAGAGAAGTTCTTCCTCTTTCTACTAAGACTCAACTTATTCACACTGCTTTTGTAGATGATTGGAAACATTTCTTTGCTTTAAGAGCAGATGGTGTTTCAGGTCCTCCTCATCCTAATGCTGCATTACTTGCTAAACCTTTAAAAGAAGAATTTATTAAACGTTGTTTGTTATGAGTAAAGATTTTAAATGTATCATCGGACTTCATCATTATGAAGTTCTTGAAAAGAAGGATATTAAAAATCCTTATGGTGTTGTAGTAGGAACTACTATTATCTCTCGTTGTACCAATTGTGGTAAGATTAAAGAAACTCCAGTTTATTTAGATAATTATTATAGAAGATGAGTGTAATTATTATTGCAGCTATTATTTTTAGTGTAACTATTCTTATTAGTACAGCAGCTATTTGTTTAACTGCTATAGGACTTGACAAATCTCAAGAATATAGACGTGCAGCTGTTGACTGTCTTGAAGAACTTGTAGATGTTCTTAACGAAAAATTTCCAGGTTCTGATTTGAAAATTATTGATACTAGGTTATCAATTAAAGTTAAAGGTGAATTAAAATATAAGATATAATATGATTATTATTTGTTCTACAATAGTATTAATTATTGCTATTATTAGTATTGCTATTTGTTTTATTGAGCGTGAGAAAGCTTATGCTGCTAAAGATTTTTCTGAGCAACAGCTTTTGCATGATATTCGTATTCGTTCTACAGGAATATTTAATAAATATATAGATAAACATGATAAATGTATAGAAGAAGATAGTGCTTTTTATGGTGATATGCATCCATTATATGATGCTATTTATGATATTGTAGTTATGACTTCTGATTACGAACACGATTATGATTCCGACAAAGATTTACAAAGTTAAAGCCTCTATTAATAAAGGTAAAACTTGCAAAGATTATATCTCTGTAGAAAATGAAAATGGTGTTTTACTAGTAAATGATGGTCTATTTGTTATATCTTTTAACAATGAAGATGAAATTCCTTATTATAAGAAAGAAAAATTAATAATAGAACTATAAATTATGGGTAATATTTTTCAAATATCACAAGAACTTCTTGATATATTTCAAGAAATAGAAGATAATGGTGGGGAATTAACTGAAGAACTTGAAAGTCAGCTTGCTATTTCGCAGGCTGACTTTAAGACTAAAGTTAAAAATTACACCGATGTTATTAAACAAGCTGAATCTGATATTAAACTTGTAGATGAAGAAATTTCTCGTCTTAAAGATTTAAAAGAATCTAAAAAGAAAGCTATCGAACGTCTGAAAAAGATTATAATTTGGGCTGTTGATATGTTCGGTGATGAAACTAAATCTGGAGGTAAATATATAGATTATGGAACTGGTAAGATTAGTGTTAGAAATTCAGAAAAAGTAGAAACAAATGATGAACTTGTTGATAATGTAGTTAACAATGTATTTTCATACTTAAATCAATTAAGCTACACTAATGAACTTGAAGAAGATAATTTGGATTGTAATGATTTACTAAAAGCTCTTAAAAATACAGATAATCCTATAAATATTACAGATGATGAACTTTATAACATTCAAGCTAACTTATCTTTTAATGTAAACATTAGAGATTTAATATTTGGAAATGGTCTTGAGTTTACTAAAAAGTTCTTCAAGTTTATAAATTCTTATAAAGTTAAAAGTAATATTGATAAGACTATAGTAAAAGGCATTCTTAAAGAAGGAAATGCTGATTTACATAATATAGCTAGCATTGTTCCTAATAAAACTGTTCAAATAAAATGACACTAGATGAGTTAATAGAAAAGCTTTTAGAAGCTAAAGAACATTGTGTAGATGGTAGAAGTGAAGTACTTGTTTCTAATGGAAGTATTCTTAACCTACGCATAGATGAAATTGAATACAATTCAACTAATGTGATAATAACTATATCTTAATAATTATGGCTTATAAAGTTGCTGGACTCCCATGGAGTAATGGATTAGGTACTGAAGTAGATGATTGTAAAACATCAGCGGAAGTATTAAAGAAAGCAGGTCTTAATTGGTCTGTAGAAAAGTGTGACCTTGTTGCTCGTATGCCATTTAGTCTAAATGGTAATAATGATATTAAAGAAGGTTCAGGTGATTTTGTTCACGATGGAGAAATTTATCGTGAGTGTCCTAATGGTTATGCTACATATCGTACAGATTTAAATATTCCACTTGGAATTGTTAAATCTAAGTATGAAGTTGTTCAAAACATTGATGCTTTTAATTTTATAGATAATGCTATTGGAGAAGATAAAGCACTATTTCAATATGCTGGATGTTTTGGCTATGGACATAAAGTGTTCATTACGGCTAAACTTCCTATTAAAACTACTGTCGGTGGTGACCCTATTGATAATTATCTTGTATTTAGTACTTCGCATGATGGGAGTGGTAGTATAGATATTCTATTTACTCCTGTTAGAGTTTTCTGTACTAATTGTCTTAACTCAGCATTTGAAGAAAACAGTTCTCATATAAGAATTAAGCATACAAAGACAGCTAAAGACCGTCTTGATTTTGGTGCTGAAACTCTTAGAGCAGCTATAGAATATGCTAAGACTTCTCAACTTCTATATGAAAGTCTTCTTACAATTAAGATGAATGATAATCAAGTAAGAGATTATATTGCTAGATTAATTCTTGATTCTAAAGAATATGAGTCTGTAATGTCTGAAGATAAAGATTATACTGTTAGAAAAGTCTTTGATAAAGATTGGCTTACTCTACAAAGAACTGGTGTAACAACTAGAAAAGCTAACATTCTTAATACTATCTTTGATTATTATCACAATGGTATTGCTCAAGAAGAAATTGTTGGCAATGCTTGGGGTGCATATAATGCTATAACTGGCTATTATGCAAATGTTAAGAACCAAGAAGGTGAGAAGAGAATGAATAATCTTATTTTTGGTAGTGATAGACTTGCAATGAATAAAGCTCTTAATACAGTAGTAATGTATAAAGCTGCATAACATGGTATATTTCTTCTACGGGGGAGTTTATAATTTTAATACTAATATTTAATGCTTTCCTCCTATTAGTGTTAATAATTAATTAACTTCCCTGTAGAAAATTATGTTGATAACATAATTTAACTATTATTTTTATCGACTATAAAAAATAATTACTATCTTTGTAAGGTTATTAACTTAAATATTTATAAAGATAATGATTAAGATTAAAGTAATTAACAAAGGTAATCAGCCTCTTCCAGCTTATGCTACTCCTCAGAGTGCTGGTATGGATTTAAGGGCTAATATTGATAACCCTATCCTTCTTAAATCTCTTGACCGTAAACTTATAGGTACAGGTTTGTATATTCAATTACCTGAAGGTTATGAAGCGCAGGTTCGTCCTCGTAGTGGTCTTGCTATTAAACATGGTATTACTTGCTTAAATAGTCCAGGTACTATTGATTCTGACTACCGTGGTGAAGTTGGTGTAGAACTTGTAAATCTTTCTCATGAAGATTTTATTGTTAAGCCTGGAGAACGTATTGCTCAAATGGTTATTCATAAGTGTGAACAAGGAGTCTTTGAAGAAGTAGAAGTTCTTGACGAAACTGAACGTGGTGAAGGTGGTTTTGGACATAGTGGTATGAAATAAATAATTATTAAAAATTTAAAAGTTATGGAATACAAATTTCTTATTAATGTTAATAAGTTTGCAACAGATAATATTGCAGAGTTAGAAGAGAGTATTAAAAATGCAGTTGTAAATGATGAAAAGTCTAAAGCTAATTTTGGTAACTGTTGTGTTGCTCTTAGAGGTTTTAGAATGGTTGCTGATGCAACTGAAGCAATTCTTCATAATGAAGGCTACTATAAAGGTGATAATGGCAAATTCTACACTGAAGTAAAAGTTGAGGATGTAGAACCAGAATCTACAGGACCTGCTAAAGATGCTGACCAAAATACTAAAGAGTAATATGAAAGAAATACTATTAATAACTACTGTTGGATGTGAAGGTTGTGAAATTATGCAAAACTCTATAAAGGAAGCTCTTGGTTCTACTAAGAAAAAAGATATTACTTTTAGAGAAAGCAATTATAAAACCTTACGTCAAATGGAAAAAGCTCTTTATAATGAACTTCATTTAAGTGACTTTCCAACAACTGTTTTTATTAAAGATGGTAAAGTAGTTCGTAAAGAAATAGGTACTAAACCAGCTATAGTAGTTCTTCGTTGGATTGATATAGATTTTAAATAAACTTTTCCCTTTTTACCTATTAAACGTGTTGGTTCGGGTGGTAGTAATATGGCTACCACCCATTATTATAAAATATTATGAATATACTTTATAAAATATTAGACCATATTATAAGATTTATTATAGCAATAACAATTCTAATAATTCCTCTTGTTATATGCTATTATGGTTTAAAATTAGTAGTAGTAAATGGAGTAACTAGCTCCCCCGTAGAAGAAATGTATCATAGACAGCTTGTTACTACTGTTGATTCTATTCTTGATGCTCGTCTTACTATTGAGGTTATTGATAGTGATGATGTTACAGTTAGACATGACCAGTTTGGCAAAGTTATTTTGCCCGATGGTTACTAATAAACTTTCTATTTAGTAGTTTGCTTGCCTTCTACTGCGTTTTTAATAGCTTTATGATTAACTAATAAGCTGAAAAATAGAAAGCCTCAAATTGAATAAAATAAAACACAAAAAATTTAAGTTAGGTCTTAACTAAATAATGTGTAATTCATAAAAATAGTTTTAGGTTTTTAGTTATTAGTAGCCCCAAGTTGCTCGTGAGAGTAGCTTGAGGCTTTTTTTTATATGTTATGCAACACATTCGGTACATAAAGAAAGAGGAGTATTTCTACTCCTCTAATCTTTTTAGTTTGCACCTACAATAGTAAGTAAGTTACCTCCTACTTTGTAATATTTATTATTTTCAGAAATATCAACAAAGCTACTCTTAATACCTCTCCAAATTGGAATGTTACCTTCAAGACGTACTGCAATTTTATCTCTACCAGCATATTTACCTGTTTTGTAAGTATTATCAAAGTCTGGGTCAAATAGATATTGACTTATAAATTGTACAGACATCATTACATCATTAATAACATTCATACCAGCAATAGGAGTTGTCCATAGTTTTTTAGCAGCAGCAGGAGCAAATAGTGGGAAGTATTCAGTAGCCTCAGTAGAAAGACGGTCTGCTTCATAAAGAGCTAAATTATACCATACATCATCGTCATCATCTCCTCCAGCAGCTTTTATAGCTATTACTAAAAGTAATGCACCAAGTGCTCCTACAACATCACCAAAGGAACGTCTTAAATTAGCTTTATCGTATTCAGGCATTTCTTCATAATTAAGAACTGGATGAGCAATGAAATTCAAAACATTCTTTAATATATTTTGAACACCTATACCAGCTTTAACTTCTTTATCAGTAAGACCTAACATTTCTTGATGACGTTTAAATGGAACTGAAAGGAAGTCAATAATAGAAGTATAGACACCTTTTTCAACAGTACCTCTTTCTTCATTAAACATTCCTCTAACTCTATAACGTTTCATTATACCAACAGGAAGATGTTTATGATATTGCATAATTAAAGCACCAAGAGGACCACCAAATCCATTACCACTTTCAACTTGTGCTCTACCTGTTTTGTCATACACACCGTGTATTTTCTTATTAACAGCTATCACACGACCTTTGAAGTTAGCTACAAGTTGCATAGCATCAGTTGCAGAACCATCAGACTTAGCTTCATCTATACTAGCTAATAAACTACCAGCTTTGAAAGCCATCTTACCTGTAGTTTTATCTAGTTCTACTTGACTATAAACATCAGGAAGTTTATTAAATTTATCTTTAGCCTCCTTACGAATAGCATTCTTTTTCTTAACAAGAGCTTTACGTTCTTCTACACTTAAGAAAGATTTAGCAAATTCATCAGTCATATCTTTTCTAAACCAAGCAAATTCTTTCATTTGATTAGCATCGGAAGATATTTCTTCTACACGTTTTTGATACTTTGCCCAGACTTCTGGTTTAACAATAGCTTTGAGTGCATCTTCATTAGCATCTCTAACATATTCTTCAAAATTAATAATTTTAAAAGCAGGTTGTCCAAATTCTCCAGCACGTTCATTGGCAACAACTTTATGACTTTTCATCATTGTAAGAAGAGCACTATTTTGCATAAAATGTTCACCAGATGTTTGAGGAGTATAACCTGCATTACGAATACGTTCAAGAATAACAGCTGGGTCAGTATTAATATGTCCTAATCCAGTATGTTCATCGTAATCAATAACGTCAAAGAACTTAATAATTGCACCTTGAAGAGTAGAAGATTTTTCACTATAAGCATTTGCAATAAAATCATACATAGCAGATAGATACAAACCTTTACCTTTAGCCCATTGTTTAACATTAAAGTATTCTCTAGCAAAAGCTTCAGCTAAAATCTGAGATTCACCAAGAGTAACGTTAGCAATACCACCTTTTACATTCATCATCATGTATTTAGCAGAAGTAAATGACTGTAGTACACTCATCCATTTTGTCAATTTGGCATTTGGCATCTTCCATTGGTCATAAACAAGACGTCTAATTTGATTATCAAATTGCTGTATAAGATTATCATCAAGTTCTTTAACATAAGCAGCTTGTTCATCAGTTGATGCAAGTCTATCTACATTAAGAGAACCAGTTACAGTATAACGTCTTTGATAAACACCATATTTACGAAGTGCTTGTTGAGCAAAGAAGAGTTCATATTTATTATTTTGAATAGCATTATAATGACTAGCTTTTAGAATAAATTCTGAAATAGCTCTTACAGGGTCACCTTCAAGTAATTCTTTTTGAACTTTAAGTTCTTCTTTTTGATACTCTTTATACATCTCATCCCATCTCTTTTTACGGGCGATGTAATCAGATTCACTTTCTCCAGCTTTTCTAACAGGTCTACTACCTAATTCTTTTTTCTTCTCTTCAATATATTTATTTTTAAGTTTAGAAAGCATAGGCATAGAAGGAGCTTTATCTTTATAATAATCTATATTTTTATACCAATCTTCATAACCTGTAGCTGATTCATTCCAACCAAAAGTTTTAAGCATTTCATCTTTCCAGAATTCAGCACCTCTTTCACCATGTCTAGCTTTACTAGGAAGCCAACCTTGTTCAAAGTATTTTTTAGCACTAGTTTCGTGAGCAAGAGCCATACAAACATCTTGCATTAATTTAGCGGCTTTAAGTTCATATTCGTTAGCATCTATTTTAGCATCATATTCTTTATTTACTCCTTTTCTGTAATTAAGTCTATGACCACCATCTGGTTTATACTCTTTATTACGGAAGTCTATTTCTTCATGATATTCTTTTGAAGCTTCAATATCTTCAACATCTATAGGACCATAATGGGCTGTATCATAATAACCATCACGAACAGTACGAATTTGTTGAGGAAATTTAGGACTCCATTTATGTTTAAGACTTTCCTTATAAGAAGTAACCATCCAAATCTTAAGAGGTTCAAAACGATTAGTATTTGGATTATAAATATGATTAGCAGTAAACCATTCTTTATAGCTACTATAACCAAATAAATTCCTACCAGTTCTAGCTTCAGCTTCTGCAGTGTAATAATGTCTAGAAGGACGTTGATACGTATATTTTTCAATAGTCCTAATAGCATTAGTTCTTTTCCTATCTACAAACTGTTTAAGCTTGTTAAAATCTTCTTTATCAATAGTTTTATCTATATCTCTATCATCTTTTAAATAAAGTTCAAGAGAATTTTTATTTTTAAGTTTAAGAGAAACAGTTTGATATAAGAATCTATTAGGTTTGCGATTACCATCGTAACCTATTTCGTACATAACATTGTTAAGTAATGTTTTAATACGAGATTTTTTAACATCAAGAAGTCTTTTGTCTGCTTCAAGAGCATCTTCATTTGTAACAAATTCTACATTCTTTTCTACAAATTCTCTAACTTGTTTTCTCTTAGCTCTACTTTTATCTTTACGTTTCTCATCAGCAAAACTATGAAGTTTATCATAAAGATTTCCTAGTTTTTCTAGAATTTCTTCAGCATTTGGTTCTTCTATAATTTTGTTAAATAAAATAGATTGAGTAGATTCACTATAATAAGGCGCAAGAAGATTATTAATATCTGTAACAGTTTTTTGCCATTCAGGATTAGCACTTTTTTGAGTAGCACTTGGAGCTGGAATTCCACTAAGTCCTCTATAGAAAGCAGAAGTATAAACTATTTTCTCATCTTTAGCTTTATTACTAAGAAGATTTCTATCACTATATGGATTTTCTTTCTTAAGTTTATAATTAGTTTCTTGAGCTGTTTTAAGCTTTTCTAAATCTTCTTTAGATAAAAGCATAGGATTAACTTGACCAAGTTCATCTTTATACTTATCATTATGAATTATATCATAATATCTTTTACCGTAATCTAAAGATTTATCATCATCATGAAGTTCTTCATATGCAGCTTTAAGCTCATTATACCAATCATTTTCATCATCTATAATAGGTTGTCTTATAGCATTTCTACGAAGCCATATTCTAGCTTTTTGATATTCTTCATTATTAGTAAGTTCATATTCACTAGCTTGAGGAATATCATTAGCATCACGACGTTCTGCTTTATCTATAATAGCTTGATAACGTTCTACTTCTTCATTAAAATTATATACAGGGTCATATTTAAAATATTGTTCTTCTAAATCTTTACGAGAGTCTATGAATTTCTTTAAACGATTAGCTGCTGTAAGACTAAGTCTAGCTCTATTAATCATTTCATCTTCGTCTTTAGCCTCAAATTCAAAATCAATTTTTTCTTCTATTATTCCTGTAGTAGGATTTGTTATATAATCAGAAGTTAGATTTCTAATAGCAATGTCTAATTCATCAAGTTTTGCATCTAATTCAGGGTCTTCAGCATCATCTATAAATTGATTTCTAGTTTCAACTCTTTCTTCACGAAGAGTTTGATACATAGCATAAATATAAGGAGATGCACCAAGATATTCTATCTTACCTGTTTCTTCATCACGAGTAGGTTCACCGAAAAGAATCTTACGTTCTAAAGCATTTATTTTATCATAATATTCTTGAACAACAGGTTGATGAACATATTTAGCTTTCCATTCATTATATTCAAGACGACGTCTAAGCCAGTCTACTTGTGCTTTGATATATTCGTTATTATCTTTACCTTTTTCTTTTGCAATATCATTAGCTTTGATTTTAGCATCTTGAGCAGCTTTTTGTAATCTATCTCTATCTTCTATAAACTTCTCATTATAATCTTGAATAAATCTTCCATATTCATCTATAATATGAGAAAAATTAAATTCTTTTCCATTAGCTTTAGCTTCTGCTTTTATAGCATCAATGTTTTTAACAAATTTATCTATAGCTCTTCTAGCTTCCATTTCTTGAGCTCTAATATCTCTCATTACATTTTTCATTGTAACTTGTATAAGACCATTAGATGTTTCTTGAATATCGTTAAACCAAGCATTTAAGAAATTTGTTTTATAAAAACCATCAATAACACTTATAAGACCGTGTCTAACAAGAGGATTATCAGAAATTTTATCAATATATTCATGAATATATTTTTCTCTAGCTGTAGCTATAATAGATGCATTTTCAACTTGGTCAACTGCTTGTTTAATACGTTCTAGATACATTCTAGTACGAGTATCAGCAGAATCCATATCAAGTTCTTTAATCATACTAAATTGTTGAGCAAAAGCATGAGGTTCCATAATAGTTTTAAGGAATAGTCTACGAATCTCAGGATTTTTCTTAACAAGTTTCAATGTTTTATCATCTACTATACTAAGATAATGATTAGGATTGTCAGGGTCTTCTATAAATGAAGTTAAAGATTTATTAATTTCTCTAGCTGTATCTGTAGCATATTTAGCAAGTTCTACTACAATTTCAGTAGTATTTTTCTTTTTATTTTCATCACTTGCAACAGTACCTTCAGTTTCCCAGCGTTTTGCTATTTTTCTAGCAGCAACATCTTCTTGTCTATAAGCTCTACGATTTATAGTTTGAACTCCTTGTCCTATTACATCATCTATAGTAGAGAACATAACTTCAGCACCAGGGTCTACTTGTTGTTCTGTAGTTGTAATTTCATAAACATTATCCAAATTCGTTTGCATAGTTTGTTCATGACCAGCAGAGAAATTACGAAGAACAGCAACTAAATCTTCTTTTCCTTTTGGAGCAGGTCTATCAAGAGCACCTTTTTCTTTAACATAAGTCCACATTAAACTTTTAACATTTTTCTTAGTTATTTTAACAGGAACTTTATATTTAAGAACTTCTTCTCCTTTTTCATTTATTTCAAAGACAGGTACGCTTGTTATAATAGAACCTTCAGGACCAAAAGTTTTAATAAATTGTCCAAGAGAATTATTTATCAAATAACAAGCAGGTTTATTATCCTTAACAGAATTTTCAAACCAATTACCTACAGTTTTTATAAGAATTTTTCCTAGCTGGTCATCTTTATTAACTCTAAAAGCATCACCATAACGACCTTTAACTTTTTTAGTTTTTTGAACTTTATATGGAGCTGTGTCTATAGAACGACCAACTTCCATTAGTTCAGAAGCACTAAAAGAACTTATATTTTTTTCTGTTACAGCATCTTGATATTTAGATATAATATTGTCATAATAATTACTTCCATCTTTATCAAGATAAGGATAAATATTATTATCTGACCTTACACTCCAAACGTCATTTTCATTAGCTTCAAGTTTATTAAGTGGAGTTAATACATAGCCTAATCCACTACGTTCTTTAATTTTATATAAAGTAGGCTTTTTACCAAATTTTAATACAACATATTGATTTACTTTATCAACTTTACCTTTTTTATCTCTATGTATAATTCCATATTTTTCAGCAAGTTCTTTACCTTGTTTATTAGTTTCTATAATTATAAGACCTTGACCACGTTGTTTAAGCTCATAACCACCAGTTGTTTCTTTTTGAACACTTCTACGATTAATACCTTGCATAGTAGAATGACTTCTAACAAAATTCTCTTTAAGCTGTTCAGTAAATTGACTGTCAACAGTAGCCATAAATTCATTCATTTCTTGAATGAAATTAGTACCATAAAGTTTACTAGTGCTTACAAGAACTTTGTTACTAATCATCTTAGATACATTGTGCATACCCATTTTATAACCTTCTACTACAAAAGCATACTTTATTATGTCAGCAGCAGTCAAAGCAATAAGAGGATTTTTATTAGTAAAACTATCATAAAATAATTGATACCTTGTTTCAGCATCTATTGCATCCTCATCGAAACTGAGAGTTTGTGCACCTGCTTGAGTATTACGTGTGGCATAATCATTAGATAATGTAGTCTTAACGTAATCAAAAATACCTCTAGTAGCAAAATGTTCTTGAATATAAGCAACTTTCTGAGCAGGACTTAATCTAGCAAAATCTTTAATTTCATCCTTAGTTGGACTTGCAGGATTTTCAACTCTGAAAGGACGTCTTACAACTTTAACTTCTCTTTTTATTAATTCTCCTTTATCGTCATATGTATATGATTCTTCTTCATAGTCAAGACTTAAATCAGGTGTATGACCATAACCATAAATTCTTGTTTGTTCGGCAAGATTAGGCTCTTCATTATCTTTTTCAGTATAAACAAAGCCTACACCTGTTTTATATACAAGAGGTTGATTTATAAACCTAACCTTTCTATAAAGAGCATTAATTATATAATTTTGAAATTCTTTAGCTGTCTTTTCGTCAATTTTAGCATCATCACTAAGTACTTCTTCGATAGACATTACATAATCAACAAAATCTTTTTCTTGAGTCTTAAAAAGTTGTCTATTAACAAGAATACTAGTAGCAGTTGCATACTTTAAGAAAGCAAATAATGATGGATATGCTGACTGATTAGGTAACTTAGAATCATCTTGAGTAGCAAAAGATTCAGCACCTTTTCTCGCACCAGGATAAATAGCATCTATAAGATTTGTTTTACCTACAAGAAGTCTAAATGTATCATCTGTTGCTAATTCCTCAATAGAAGTAAATACATCATTTGTAGCAAAAATAGATTGTTTTGCTCCAAATCTATCAGGATTACAAACTCTAGCAGCACTTCCTACTTGATTTGCAAGAAGGCTAAGTTTATTATACTGAAGAACTATAGCCAAGTCATAAATAGCATTAACTTCATCTTTACTAATCTCTTCTACGGGGGAGCTTAATTCGTTACTAAGTCGTTTAAATTGTAACTCTACATTAAATGGAATCTTAGCAATATCTTCTTCTTCAAGAGTATAAACAACTCCTTTTGTACCAAATAGTTTATTTATAAGACCACCATATTTATGATTTATCTCTGCAAGAATATCATCGATTGTTGCATTTTTTGATATATCAAGATTAAGTGATTTAACTATATTTCTTATAGCACTACCTACATAATTCTTACTATTGTTTTCAGAATAAATAGATTTAGATGAATTATAAGCTTCAACTATTCTACGAACACCTGGTTGCATCATAAATGATATAGCAGTATCATAATTACTACCTACATCAACAAAAGTCTTATAAACAGCAAATGTTAAATCATTAACGTTAGGTATATTACCAGATTTAATAGCGTCAAGAATATGAGCTGTAGTTTGTGAAGAGTAAGCAGTTAATATTTTGCCTTCAACATTTTTATTTTTCTTAGTCCAACCAAAAGTTTTATGAGTAACTTTAATTTTTTGATTACCAACTTCTGCAACATTATCAAAATTTTCATTAATAGTGTTTAATTTAGCTTGATATTCATCTTTTGTAAGATTAGAAAAATCATAAATAATTTCAAGTTCTGAATTTTTAGCAAGAGTAGGTTTAACAGTATTACATACAGAACAGAAAGTATCACGAGTTACAGAAAAAGCTTTAAGTTTAGCACCACTCATAGCATCTTCCATATATTCTGCTTGGTCAAAGAAATTATATGGACTACGAGATGCTCGTTGTGAAGCATAATCAGGCATAATATCAAGAACTTTCGAGAAAGAATCAAGAATATCATCGAAATTAGAACGAGAAAGATTTTCTTCAAGACTATCTTTATGTCCAAGAATATCCTTCATAATATCTAACATCTTATTATTTCTAGCTTTTTTAGTGTTACGTTCTTCTACACTCTTTTTACTATATTCAGAAAAAGATTCTAGATGATTACTATTAATAGCATTTATTAATTCTTCTTGAAGAATTTTACGACTTTCAGCTTTAATATTAGCTTTAACAGCTTCCCAATCTACATGGCCTTCAGCATCTGTAAATTTAGCTTTTATTTCATCTTTTTCATCTTTTTCAAGTCTAGCTGTTTCAAATATTTCATTCCATCTTTCTTTACCTAAACTTCTACGAACATAATCCATATAAAGTTGTTCATTAGAAGTCTTATAATCATGTCTATGAATTATACCATTTTTATCAATATATGTACTATATTGAATTCCATATACAGAGTCAATATCAAAATCAGAACCTGTTTGTGCAACCCAAGCATCTGGTACAACAATTGTAGAACCAAGAGCATCGTCAGTAAAGTCTACAACTTTCATAATACAAACAGATTGCTTACCTTCAGTAGGAATACGATAACCAAGTATAGTACCTATATTTCCTAGTTTTTTATTATTAAGTTGTTCAAGCCAAAAATCTTTAAGAGCACGTTCAGCTTCATCCTTAGTTTTACCTTTTGCAATTTCTGCTGCAATAAAAGCTTGAGAAGATTCACTATTAATATCAAAACCGAATGCTGCTGCAGGAAGCATTATTTCAACATAAGGTTGAACTTTTCCATCAACAACAGGATGATAACGAAGTTTATCAGAATAAGCTTTCTTTTCAATTCCTTGTTGAGCTAAAGATGTAAAACCTACACCAGTAATTTGAGCAGCATGGAAACCAGGAAGAAGCTGACGAGTAATTCTATTATTAAAAAGACTTTGAGCAATATTTTCAAGCTTTTGAGCAACAAGACTCATATAATTTGGCATAACTGTACTACCTACTGTAACACCATCAAGAGTTACATAGTCAGCCATGTTGCTATCAAGTCCTAATCGAACAAGTTCTTCTTGAAGTCTTTCATAAAAAACTTCATAATTAAGACCATCTATACTTCCATCTTCATTAAGTTTAATATTTCCATTTGCATCTAAAGGAATATTAAACTCTGTCATAAGATTAGTAAATGATTCTTTAATATTAGCAGAATAAAGTCTAAAGAATTCATTCTTTTTATCATAAAGAGGACTATTTTCATCAATATTATCAAGAATCTTCTTCATAATTTGAATACCTGCTTTATTAGAGGCATCTATATGTTGTGGAGTTTCTTGTTGAGTATAAAGATGATTATAGTCGAATTCTTCAATAGCATCATTAACAACTTGTCCAAATTTACTTTTAGTTTTACCACTTGTATCTGCAAGTTCTGCTAAAATATCTTCTTTCATAAGACCAGTATTAGAATCAAATAATTCTAATTCATAAGATTTAGAAGCTTTAGAAGTTTCTGATGTATTTAATTGGTCAATACCATATTTCTTCATTAAGTCATAAACTTTCTCAAGTTCTGTACCTTGAACAAATCTAGGAACTATAACAAATTCAGCATTTTTAATTTGACGAGGACCTATAACTCTAGTATCACTATTATAATGTTGGTCATAATAAAAATTCTTTTGAACTTGAACAAATTCTTCCATGTCCTTAGCACTAATTGTACTATTTGGGTCACGAATCTTATCAATAAGATGTTTATATTTATAGAATTGACCACGAGCAGTTATACGACGAACCCATTCATCAAAAGTAATATACGATTGAGCATCATTAACAGTAACCTCTTGGAAACCACCACTACGTTTGCCTTTCTTTAGAGGACCTCTCATTAATGTTTCAGCAGCTTCTCTTGAAAGACCAGATTCTTCAACAAGTTGGTCTATAAGTCTATCAATAGTTTCATCATCTGTTTTTATTGTATTTTTTATAGTAACAGCTTTAAATTTAGTTCTAAGATAAATACCGATTTCGGGAAATTTATCAAGTTCACTTACTATATGACCATTAGGCATAAGATTATCAATACCTAATTTATAGTTCATAATACCATAAGGAACTCCAGAACCTTGATATTCTTTAGCACGCTTTAAAAATGTTTGAGAATCTTTATAAAACTTAGTATCACCTTCAAGTATATCATTAAAATTAATATACATGAGGTGATGATTAATAGCAAATTCTGTAATATTGTCAGTATTAAGACTAACACTTCTTAAAAATCCAGCCATAGGTGTTAATCTTTCTCTAGCTGATTCTATATAAGCATCAGTCCAAGCACTTAATTTTTCTTCAATTTTAGCTTCAAGTTCAGGAGAAATTCTAGGTTCAACTTTTCCTTCAGCTGTTTCTACAAATATAAACGCTCGCTGAATATCTCCCCCGTAGAGGAAATCTATTGCTTCATCTATAATTTGTTGACCATAGTTAATTATTTTTTTATTAACGCTATCATAAACTGTAAATCTATCAGAAGTAAATACTTTACCTGTAAGCTTTTCACTACCAATTTCTCCAGTAACTAATTTTCCAGAGCCATCGTAATGATAAATACTATTTAAATGCCCATGATTTGTATTATTACCTTTTTTAAATTTTAATTCATGAGTTCCTCTTTCTCTAGCAACAGTAAATGCTTTTACATTTTCAGGAATACCAAGTTTTTGTTTTTGAGCTTTTGTAAGTTCTTTTCTTTCAAACATAACATCAAGTGCAGTAGCTGCATCTTGAAGTTCTTGTACAAAAGAACTTCTCATTTGTCTAAATAATTGATGTTTTGTATTAACTCTATATTGTTCTTTTACACCATTTACTTCACCTGTTCTTTTAAGTTCATTATTTAAAGCTGCACGAAGTTCAATATAAATATCTTCAGTAAATCCTTCTCTAGCAAAACCTTCAAAGTTTGCATTTTCTAAAACACCATCGTTATAAGTACCACTTATAGCATAATATACTTGTTGTGGTTCGTCACTATTTTCAACATTTACATTATAAGCTAATGCTACAGTTACAACTTCGCCATTCTTAAATTTACTATTTTTACGAAGACCTGTAGGAATTGTAAATTTACCTTTACCATCAAAGCGAATATGTTTTAATAAATCATCATTAGTCCAAGGTTTATCTTTACGATAACCAGTTATTGGTTTATCACCAAATAAAACATTGTTTGAAGCAAAGAACTTATCTGTAACTTTATTTATTTCATCTGCTATAGCTTGATTTATTTCTCTTTGATTTATAACAGTTCTAAATCCTTTTGCATCATATTTAGGAGCTCTTAATGTAAATGTTTTAGGAGCATCTGATGGAATACGTAAGAAATATTGAGCAACACTTATTTTAGCACCATCTACGTCAATAGAATCTTCGTGAAAGAAATTAATCCAAGCGGTACCAATATAGTCACCTCTACTCATTTCATTATATAAAACATTTGTACCATCATCTAAATTACTAGCACCATTAAATAAACTAAATTGTAAAAGTTGTCTAGCATAAGTAGTAGGCTTAATTTTACCATCTTTATCACGATAAAATAAGCCATAGTTTATAATTTTACCATTTTCATCTTTCTTTTCAAGAAGTAAATTTCCATGGTCATATTGCTGACTTTGAAATTTATGTTGTGCAAATCTCATCAAAGGAGAATTATCAGATATATTGCCATAATCATCAGGATTATTAAGAACACTTTCAAAAGTATGCATTAAATTAGTAATCATACTATTATTAATAACATCTGATGATTGATTACCATGAACATTTCTAGAATTAAGATTTGTTCTAACAGGTGTATATTTTAAAAGAGCGTCTGCTAATTCAACACATGGCTGTTGATTTTCTTTACTTACATAAGAAATAGAATATAAAGGGTCTAAATTTTCAAATTCTTCAGGACTATGAAGGCCAGGAGTTTCAGCATTTTCTATTTCAAGTCTTTTATTTTTATAATAAGCACTTGAACGAGCAGCTTGCAATTCATCATATTTATCTTTAATAAGATTACTACTTTCTATAGTATTATTTAATATTCTAGTAAGTTGGTCAAAATTCTTACGTCTATTTACAACGCCTTTAATTTTGTTATTTTTTACGAATCTACTTATAGCATTTTCTGTAATACTAGGATAAAATGTTCTTAATTGAACATATAAATCATGAATAAATTTATCAGCTTCTCTATCTTCAGTTAATTGTTTTGTTCCAAGCTGAAGTTTAAGCATACCTAATTCAGCTTTAGCAAAATCTAAATCAAGACGAATAGCTGTAGATTTAAGATGATTAACAAAAGTATAGCGAAGTACCTCCCCCTTAGAAGAAGTTTGGTTTGACCTTCTACTTTCTGCACCTTCTCCTTCTACAACAGTTTCAAGTTTGCTAATAACTGCTTTACCAAATGTTCTATAGAAATCAAAAGCTAAATCACGATTTGCTCTAAGTTTATCTGCAAGAAGTTTAAGACCTGCGTAACCTGGAATAGATTTAGCAATTTCATCTATACTTTCAATCATATAATATACATCATCATATTCTCCATAATGATATAATATACTAGCTATTTCATTTGCATTATAAACATCAGGTATTCCAAAAGCATTATCTAGATTATAATCGGGTTCATTTGCTGCGTAATTATAATCATTAAGCTTTGGAATACTGTCAAGAAGAGCTTTAATACTTTGACTAACATGAGTCATGTAATTAGTATATATTCCACCATGTTCATTATATACTCTGATACTAACATTAAATGTTGCTTCTTGAGAAGTATCTTCTGGATTAACATTAGGGTCATTAATAGCATCTTCTTGTGCTGCTATATCTATAGCTTCAAAATCTTTATCTTTAGCGTTCAAGTCCCTAATTACACCAAGACGAGAATCTCTCATAACTTCTTTAAGAAACTCAGCTCTAGCATTAGTATCATTTTCTTCTACGGGGGTGCTAATAATTTCTTTATATAAAGATGCAAGCATTCTTAATTGATAATTATCATCTTCTTTGATTATAGAATTAAGATATGTAGCACAATTATCAACTAAAGCATCGTATGCTTCATCACCGTTTATTCCTTTATATTCTTCTAATTTATCAGCAAGAAGATTTCTAAAAACATCTATAGCTTCTGTAGCACAAGCAATAAAAGGATTTTCTACTTTTATGCCTTGAGTTTGTAATTTATGAAAATGAAGTATCATACGATTAGCAAACAAACGTTTACCTAATTCTCTCGTAGCAATACTATCATAACCAAATAATCCAACTTTATCAAAGCCAGTGCTCTTACGAACACCAGCTTCAAAAGTTGCAGCAGTTTCTTCAAAATATTGAACAATTTTATTCTTTAAAGTAGTCGGATTAGTATTATTTATATCTAATTCAGACTTCATTTTAGCAGTATCTTTCCACCAAGTCTTAAATTCATCTTCAAATTCAAGACTACCTGTTGTTGTAGTAGATTTAACTACTTTACCAATATATCTATAAAATTGAGATACATTAGTACCACACATTTTTTGTAATTCAATTAACGCTTTATTAGCATTAATATCAATTCCAGAAACACATCCATTCATAATTTTAATTTATTTACAAGTTATACTTACTACTCCATTATTAATTGCTTCATCAAACCAAGCTCTAATATCATCTTCTAAAGTTTCTTGTATACTAGATTTAGATGCTATGCCTAAATCGTTTCTAGTACTAAAATCAACTTTTCTTCTTCTACCTCCAGTGTTTTGAACACTTTGTTGAGCAACTTGTTCTTGAGTTTGAGGTTGTTGAATATTAGTTTGAGTTTGAATCGGTTGAGTATTATCTTGTTGTTGAGAATTAGTTTGACTTGAAGTTTTGGCAGGTTCTTCTTTTTTAACTTCTGTAGTTTTACCTAAATCTTCAAAAAGTTTATATTCTTTTTCTAAAAGACTATTTTCATTTATATTTATACCAAATAGTTCTCCTATAAGTTTTAAAACTCTTTGTAATAGATTACCTTTTTTAAGTTTAGCTTTAGAACCTATAGGCAACTCTGTAGGAATCTTGTTAAGAACTCTCATAAGTTCAGGTCTAGTTAAACTTTCAACAAGAAATTCTTCAAGACCTATATTACCATATGCATCTCTAACAAGTATATCATTATCGTCTGTAAGTTCAGCATTATTAAACGCATCTAAAACTTCTTGAGCTTTAGCAACCCATCCAGAGTTTTCAGGAAATGTAAGAATTCTATGAATATTTTCATGAATAATATCTCTAGCAGCTTGTTCTTGTTCAGCTAATGTACCATTTGCTAAATCAATCCATCTTTTACTTATAACTATTGTGTCAGCAGCTATTGTAATCTCACTACCATCTGCTCTCTTATAAGTAACAGAAGCTTTATGATATGCAGCTTTAGCTGTAGCAGGAACTTTTACTTCTTCACCTTTACTATTTGTATAAGTTAATTCATTGTAGTCCTCTACAAAGATAACATTTTTATGCAACAATTTTGTAATAATACCACTATTATTAACTATATTTAACTGTTTGTTGCTTAATAGCACTTTTAATATTTCTTTACTAAGATTTACTTTATTGTCAGATTGTAATTCTCCAAACAAAGTTTTATTTAATCTTTTAGAAACTATTTCAGCTATCTCATTACCTCTTTGTCTATAAGGAGTTGAATCTTTTTCGGGATTAGTCTTACGTTCTTCTACGGGGGAGGTATTATTATCTTCATTTACTATAGCATATGTTAAACCATTACTATCCATAAATCCACCTTCACCTGGACGATTAAAGTTTCTTCCATGTTTGTTTGGTTCTGTTGCTGCATTTATAACATCATTTTCTATTACAAAATCATTAAATGAATTAAATTCATATTCTTTATTTCCTGTAATATTAATAACAAATTTTCCATTATTTCTAGTTGCAAAACCTTGAACAGGTATATTAGAATTATCTGAATTAATATAAGCAAAATCTAAATTGAACTTAAGACATTCTTTAAGATGTTGTTTAATATCTTTTATAGCTTGCTTTCTAGCATCAGGAGTTTTTGTTTTAGGATTAAGTGAAATACCTTTAATTTCTCCTTTTTTGTTTCTAATTTCAAATCTTACATTACTTACAGGATATGTATTACCTTGAATAGTTTGACTACTAAAAAATTTAGTATAATGAGTTTCACCATCTTTCGTAGTATAAATAAGTTGAAAACCTTTAAATCCTTCAGTAAGAGGTTCTACTGAAACTCCTTGGAATAAAGGAACATTATTTCTATAACCACGTTCAAGAAGTTTTCTAAAGAAATCAAGTAATTCAGCTTCATCATGAGATTCACCCCAACTATCAAGATGTTTTTCTAGTTCAGACATTACATCATTATAAATATCTTGAATAACTTTATTGCCTCTAAAATTATCAGAATCTAATGTTTGAGTAGTAACCTGAATTTGGGCAACAGAACCATGAGCACCAGGTATTGTTAAAATAGGAGTACCTACTTTACCAAAATTATTTTTGACACTTGTACCACCAGCAACTGTTATTTCACCAGGCTTGTTAAATGTTACAATACCTATTCTTGCTAAACCTTTATGTTCACTTCCAACAGCTTGTGAAACAGGTCTTTGAGTTGGTGTTATTATAGCGTTACCTTCAGCTATAGTTTCTATTTTTATAGGAACATTAGGACTATTATATAAATATTCTGCATTATTATAACTAACCTTAAGTTTGTCCATCCAATTTTGAATAGATTCAAGTCTATTATCTCTTAGAGCAATTTCAGCTTGTTCTCTTGTTAAACCATAAGTTTGTAAAAACATATCGTTAACTTGTTTAACATAGTTATATAAATCAACAAGATGTTTTACACATAAACTATCAAGAGTATTAGAAATCTTATTATTTAAACGTTCTCTTAATTCGTTATCACTACGAACTAAATCCATAATCTTATTAGCAAGACTTCTAGTACCTCCTTTAGTTATATATTCTCTAAGAAGTTTATTAATTTCTTGTCCAACACTATCACTAGCTTCTGGTACAAGAATACGAGTAATAACTTTTTGAAATTTACTTGAACCATTACCTTTAGGAACATCAGTAAGCCAACCCATGTTATTCATTTCCCAATGAGTTCCACCATTAATGGATTTAGGAGCAGGAATTTCACCAACTTTTACTTCAATTCCTTTTGAATTAAGAATAAAGAAGTTAATACCATGTTGACCATTTCCAGATTGATTTATATGAGTTAAATTATCTCCAGGATTAGCAGTATCTAATGCATCATAAATATCTTCTAATTGACGTCTAATATGGTCTTTATCTTCTTCTCTAATATTATCGTTGTTAAGTTGATTTATAAGTCTTCCTATATATCTTTTTATATTAATAGAAGTAGCATTATGGGCATCAGCTAACTCAGCTTTACGTTCTTCATAAGATTTTTTAGCATTAGCTATTAATTCAGCTACAGGAGTTGTACTATCTATAGTAACATATTCATCAGATTTTCTTATTATATTAAGTAATGATGTGTACAACCTATCAGCATCGTTTTTATTTTCTGTAACATCAGTACAATATCTAAGAAGATTTTCAAGACTAAGAATATATTTACCGTTAACAGCATCAAAATCTAATGCTGAATGACTAGCATAATTTTTTAAAATATCTTTGAAAGCATCATTAAGTAATTCATTTACTTTTTGTTTAGCAGCATCAGTCCTAACAATATCATTCAAAGCACTAAAAGATACAAGTTTAGCAATAGGTACAGCTTCGACTTTTCTTCCAGCCATTTCAGCTAGATTACTCATTTCGGGGTCTGTTATAAAACTCTCAAGTAAACTTTCAAGTCTAGCTTGGTCCCTATCTTTAAATCTTTCTCTAAGATAAGAAGCTACATCATTATAATTGTAAGTATCGTTATCTCGTATATAATCAATTATTGCATTTGCCAAATCTTCACCTAAATTGTCAGATTCAAACTCAGCGGCACGAGCAGCTAAATCATCAACAGAAGTATCTTCATCATTAACAGGAGGAGGAAGAGTTTCTTCTACCTCCCCCGTAGAAGGAATTGTGACATTAAACACGCCTTTTTCTACTATTTCTATACCTGTTGGTGTTCTTTTAACAATAGGATTTTTAATAAGTTCTACATCAGCATCTTCTGGAACTTCTTCACCTTCTGGAATACCTGTAGTTTCAAATAAATCTTCATTATCAAGCATCCAATCTTTAACAGCTTCATCATCAGCATTAATAAAGTCTAGAGTAATATTTCCATTTGTATCTTCAAGAGCATCTATTCCAGCTTCACTGTCAGGAACACTTTCTATATTTAAACCAGAAGGATTATTATCATTAATGTCAGCAACAAGATTAACTTTTGTGGTCTTTACTTTTGGTTCTTCTTCCGTCGGTTCTTCTTCTGTTTGAGGCTCTATTTCCTCACTTTCAGGCTCTACAACAACTTTTTCCTCTTCTGCTGATGAAGTAATAGGCTGCGAGGTTTGAGCGGCTGACGTTGAATTTTGAGATGTAGAAGAATTTTGAGTTTCTTCAGATTTGGCTTTAAACATATCTTCAGTAGTTGTAAACTCATAAACGTCATTTAGATTTATGGCTCTTATTGAACGTTTATAAAGATTACTGTTTATACCTTTGTCTAAAGCCATTATTTTACTATAATCGTTAAACCATCTTTTTTCGTCTTGTGTAAAATTATTATAAGTTTCACCTCTTTCTTGTCTTCTATTAAGTCTATTAATTTCATCTATAATACCTTCTTTTCCATATTTTTTAGCAAGATGCTGTAGACCTTCCATAGCATGATTTAAAAGAGCTGGACGTACAGAAGTTAAAGTATTATTTGTCCTATCAACTTCTTTTGCTACATCTTCTTTAGTTAAAGCAATTTGCTGTAATTCAAGTTCTCTTTGTAATTCAAGTGCAGCCAAATTATGATAATTTTCATCAAGCTTTTTTGAAATGTCTTTAAGATTAGATATAGTTCTATTTTTATCTGTATTATAAAGAATTTCATAAGCATTATCTATAAGTTGTAAGTCAGAATTTATAGTGTTCAAATCTATATTTGATTCAGTACCATCTTCTGATACTAAATGCAATAGATTATCGTATGGTGCATTATTTTGAAGATTACCAAAAATACCTAGTTCTTTAAGAGTTTTAACATCATTATTTCTTATAGCTTCATCTATCTTCTTAAAGTTTTCATCATATTCATCAAAATAATAATCGTCATCTCTTTTCCTAACACCACTTGCAAATCTGAAAGCATCTATTACTCTAGCATAATCTTCTTGTGTTGCTACATTAGATAAAAGTTGTTGTTTTACAACAGCTATCTTTTTATCTAACATATCAAGTTGCATTTGTCCATCTAATGTTGAAGCTTCTTTACTATTAGCTACTTCTTTACGTTCAGCCATAAGTTCACCAAGAGCTTGTGCTTGAATTCTAGCTGCTACAAGTTTTCTAACTTCTATTCCAGTATCTGCTAAAGCTTTTCTAACTCTATCTTCTTCTTGTCCAGTATCACTTTCTAATCTTTTTATATCTTCAGCTAATCTATCAGCAGCTATTTGATGTGTAATATTTAATCTAGCTACAATTCCAAATGTTTCGATAGGAATATCACTTAAATCTGTATTATCATCTTTATATCTGCTTAAAGCATTATCTATTGTTTTAACATTATCATTATAAAGTTTTTCAACTTTTGTTGCTAATGTTTTAATTTCTTGTTGTCTTTGTGTAGCTTCTTCTTGACTCATAATACCAGCTTCAACAAAAGCATCTCTTACACCATCAGATTCAAGATAAGCTTTTGTAATACCCCAGTTACCAACATCCATAGATGATAAAAGAAGACTAATATCATGGTCTTCTATAACTCTCTTACGAGCAACTTCACGTTCTTCTTCTGTTTCTAAAACTCTATCACTGTTAAAGGGGTCTTTATGGTCATCATTTATAGTTTTAAGCTTATTTTTAAGTTCTTCAAATTTATTATAACGACTTTCGATATTATTTATACGAGCTTCTATTTCAGGTGTTTGCATCAATGTAACATAATCAGGAATATCTTCTTCTGCAACACCAGCTTCACGTAATTCTTTTTTGGTATTATAGGCTTTATAAGCTTGAGATATTTTATTAACACCAGAACCCATTGCGCCAAAAGTAATACCACCAAGAATTCCCCAAAAAGCAGCATCATGAAGTTCTGGTGCTTTTATATAATCTTCTAATGCTTGTTGAGTAAGTCTACTAAATGGAAAAATTCTATCTTTACTAAAGAATTCTTTTCTTTTTAAATCATCTTTTTCTTCATCTGTAAGATTATATTTACCTGTAGCTTCATCAAGACCTTGTGTTAAAAGAGCTTGTCCATAACTAAGACCTTCTTGCTGAGCAGCATAGTTTACAGCTTCTTCTATACCTTCACTTGCTTCTGATGTTATAGCAATAGCACTTCCTCTAGCAGCATCAGTTGTCCAATCCCAAGCTTTTCTTAATTTACTACGTTTATTAAGTATTTCTTTAAGTTCATCTTTAGATTTATTTGGAAACTTTCTGCTAAGTTTATCTAATCTTCTAACAGATGCTCTACCAGGAGCATTCATAATTCTACCAATATTTCTTAAACCATAAAGCTGATAAATATCAAACACAGCATTTAACATATCACTTTTAAAAGTTTCATCAGCAGAATAAGAAGATATTCTTTTAGCAACAGCTTCTTTATTATTATAATCTATATCATTTCCTAATATTTCTTTATGTGAATCAACATAAGATTGATATTCATCATCAGACATATTGTTTAATGTTTCGAGTGCTTGAGGATACATTTCATTATAGGTTTGTCTAGACTCTTGATAGTTTTCAGCTATACGCATAAGAGTACCTTCGGCACCAAACTTACCCATAGTTTCAAGACGCTTAAGATTAGTTTGACCACCTACAATGTTACCAAGCATTCTTCTTCCATTAACACTTGCTCTACGACCAATATTAGTAGCTTTAGCTAAACTTCCTAATTTACTTACACCAGTAGTCATAGCTCTAGCTGGAATCATAAGAGTTAAAGAACTAGCAACTGATGGTAGATTACTCATCCACCAACCAAAATTAGTAAGACCTCCATTGTCTATAGAAACTCCAGGTTCTACATAAATAGGAGTAGCCTTTCTAAAATCTTCTTGAAGGTTTTCTAGAAATTTTGATACAGGATTAGAATAATCATTTTCTTGTTCTCCATTTGATAATCTTAACGCACCACCTACTACAAAGTCGAATAAATCACTAAAGCCTTTAAGAGTACCTAGACCTATTTCAGATACAACAGTTTGGGCTAAAGCATTAAAAGCTTTAGTCCAATTAGATTGATGTTCCGCAAGCATAGAGTCTATGTTATCAATATTACCAGGAGTAACAGTTATTCCATAGTCTTCAGCATCTTTGTATTTCTCCGTATCAACATCTATTCTAGTATTAAAATAAGGATTTTTAGATGCGATATCTAAAATTACACTACCAGAACCTTCATCTGTAATAGTTATATATTCAGGTTCTTTATTTTTAGTTCTCCTATTATATCTCGGATTTTTTACTTTTTTACCTCCGACAATAAACAAATCATTAATATCCATATTAACTTAGTTTAAACTATAATCTAATAAACTTTGAAAATATCTAAAAATTTTTTGATATTCAGCTTCAAATTCTGCTGGATATAAATCTTTAAGATTACCATAAAGACTTTCTGCTATATTAGTAGCAGATACTTTAGCCATATCTTTGGTTTTATTGGTTATACCAATATATTCTCCTTTATCATTAACGGTAGACCTTTGAATAGCTCTAGATGCATTTCGTAAAAGAATATCTTTTTCCATAATCCTTTGAATGTCTTCTCTGCTATACGTTTTAGATACACCGTCTTTAGTTATCTTAGCATTATAATCATTAAAATCAGATATTGTACCGTCAGTAGCTGTTGTATAATTATAGTTGTATTTAATTCTATCATTATATTCTTGGAAAGCTTTAATTCCAGAATTATTGCTTTGAACTTTAGCTATATCTTCTTCAAACAATCCAGGAACAAATATAGTAACACCAGCTTTTAAATTTCCTATAGGTTTACCTTCAGTATCTACATCTGGTGATATAGTAATATAAGTACCACTTCTACCTCCTCCCATAGCTGAAACATAAGATATTCTATTATGGTCTAAACCTTGTCTTATAAGTTGATTAAGTATAGTTCTTTGATTATCTTCTGTTCCTACAGATTTTAAAGTAGTAGTTTCTCCATTAATGTCAGAAGCATATACTTCAGAATATTGAGGATTATTTAAATCTACATTGTATAATATATGTTTATAATAATCGTCTATATCTTTTAATATATCATTAGCATATTCTTTATCAACAGTACGATTAAGTTTTGCTTTTTTAAGTTTAGCTTCTGCCTCACACATATAGCCAGTAAAAACTAGATTAGTAAGACTAGTTGTATCTCCTTCTTTTATTTCATTAACTCTAGGCAATATATCATAAGAAGCCATTTTAAGTTTTTCAGCAGCTAAAGCTGTGGCAAATGTAGCCATAGCATTTGAAACTCTAGGGTCATTACCTTCAAAAGCATCGTTGTATTGTAGAGTACCATTAGGAAGCTGAACAGCATTTATAGTTTTATAATTATAACGTTTAGTAGCAACAGGTTTTTTACTCCAAATACTTGCTTTAGCGTTAGGATTAGTTACGCTCCATGGAGTACCTTTACGTCTAGTGTGAGTATCATAGTCTTCTTGATAAGTTTCACCCCATATAGATTTCCTAACGTCTTTATTTACATTACTTTCATCGTGAACGTCATAAGTGTAAATGTTACTAAGAGCATTCATTAAATCTGTAGCTTTATTTAAGTCACGATAAAATATACCTTTATCTACAGTTACATAATGTTTTCCTGTATCATAAACATGACTAACAAAGCTATCATATTTATCTTCAGAAAAAGAGCTTGCAAATTTATTATAAGCATTATCATCATCAAATGCGTAAACGAATTTATTTGTAGAACGACCGTCTTTTAATTTGATATTGCTAATAGCATCATATAATTGTTTAATATATTTATTATTAGGATTATAGGTACCTGTAATATTTTGAAAATAAAGAGCAGTTCTTTCTTTATTGTCACTTCTATCAAACATGGTAGTAGCATATTCTCCTAATTTTCTAAAATATGCAGCATCTTCATCCATCTTACGTCTATTTGTAGGATTTTCAGGAGTAGATGAATATAAATAATCAGAAAGACTTAAAAAATCACAGTCTAAAAGATATTTCTTACCTGTTTCTTTATTATATTTTGGCATAATACTACGAATTTAAAATTAATACCCCTTTGTTACATTACTTGCGTGATTAGAACCACCATTTTGTTTTCCAGTAGAACTTCCACCTTGTCCACCAGTAGAACCACTTTCAGAAATTAACATACCTGGATGCCATCTTTTACTATCAGCTTGTTTCATATTTTCTACTTGAGCTGCTCCAGCAGAATTACCATAAACCATACCAGTAGGAAATGTTTCATCTCCTAATCCAAGTCTTTCACGTACAGGTGTACTTTTAGCTTTACTCATACTATGACTAGTTGTATGATTGTAAGCTGCTTCGTGTAATAATGGACTAATTCTTTTAGTCATATATTCTTTAGCATCAAGTTCTATTATCTTATCTCCTTCTCTTTTATAAAGAGTATCAAATATATCATCAATTTCTCTTTGAAGTCTATCCTTTTCAGCAGGGTCTTGAGTATTATCTCTATCTTGTTCTAATTTCTTTATAAGCCATTGATTATCTTTATAATCTTGCATAAGACTTTCCCTAGCACCAGGAGCACTTGCAAACGCAGCGTTTAAAGCAGCATCTAATCTATCTTCAGTTACTCTTTCATAACTGCCTCCACCACCAGTACTATATCCCTCTTCGTCGGTAGATTGTCCACTCCAAGTTTTTTTCTCAGGTTTAACAAAGTTTTCAGCAATTAAAGCTAATTTAGTAATATCAACATTTTGAACAGGATTCCAAATTTCACCTCCGTTAAACCCTACATCTTCCCATCTCTTAGAACCAACTACTCGTCCATTAGCATCTATAATAGGAACATAATTATATTGATTTTGAGCAAGCCATCTTTCTTTAGTAATATCTTTGATTTTACCATTTGCAGCTAAAGCTTCTACTTCTTTTCTTTTAGCTTGATATTGTTCATTAGCTCTAACTCTACCTGTAATATTTGGGTCTGTAGCAGCTTCTCCAGCAAGTCTAATAGCAGTATCTAATGCACCAGAATAGTTACCAAATCTAGCAGCATTATCAATTTGATTCATTACATTATTAATGTAATTTTGTTTAAATTCATCTTCAGCCTCATTAAGATTAAGTTGGTCTAAAGCAAGTCTTATTTGAGATTGCTGTTGAAGAGCTTTCTCATGTTGTTGAGATATCTTATCAACAGCATTACCAAAAATATTGAGATGATAATCTCGTTTAAGTTGAAAAGGATTATAACCTCCTCTACTAACTGTTTCTTCGTATGCAGCCATAATTATAATATTTTATTTACAAATATAGATAAAACTTCCGACATTAAGAAATATCGGAAGTTAAAAGTTGTTAATCAAATAGTTCCTCTATCTGAAGGATATATTGTTATATAAGGAGTACCGCTACCTATTAAATTACCAACACTAGGATTAGCTAAACTTCTTCTTTTATAATTAGAAGAAGGATTTTTACCAAGAGCATTATTCCAAAATAAATAACTTTCTAAAGCATTATTATAAGCTTTTATACCAGCTTCAGAATTATCATCTTTATACAATTCTAACCTATTAGTAGCGTCAGCTAAAAATTGTTTCATCTTTCCACGTCTAAAATTAAAGCCTAAAGAAGCCATTCTTTCAGCAGTACCATAAGGAGATTTAGCTATTTCAGCTGAAATTGCTTGTTCAGCTTGATAATTATCAATACCTTGCTGTAAGAAACCACCAATAGAATTACCAATACCTTGAATCATATCAACTGTAGATTTATCTCTATTTAAAGCAATACCAGCTAAATATGATTGTCTATCATTTTTCCATTTATTGTATTCTTCAACATTTTTATTAGCAACTTCTTGTTGATTAAGAATATCTTTATTCATCAACTCGGCTTCCTTTCCATACTTAGTGTTATATAATTCATTTTGTGCTAAAGCTGTTTGAAGAGCAATAGTATTTCTTCTATCATTGGCAGCAGCTGAATTAGAAACATCTCTATCTATACTTCTATAAGCCTGTTGTCTTTGCAGTTCAAGATTAGATAATTGTGGATTTATATTATAATTAGTTATAAGTTTACCAGCATTATATAAAGCAGGTCTTTCAGGTGCATATTTCTCTAAATTATTATACATTCTTCTAGAATATATTTTAGATAAAACTGAACCTAAAACATTAGTACCTAAACCTATATAGTCAGCAGTTCCAAATTGAGCACCAAAAGGAGCTTTCTTTCTTTTCTCTACGGGGGAGATAGAATAACCTCCATTCATTTGCTGTTGAAGAGCAAATAGTTCATCTTTATTATAACCAGCAGCTGCAGCTTCAGCGAAAGTCATACCATTAGGTAATCTAAGAGTATCACTAAATATTCTAACTTCATTAGGTTTCTCCTGTATAACTTCACCACCCTCAGCTTCTATCTCTTCACCTTTACGTTTAGTAGAGCCACCTTTCTTATAAACTTTAATACCAATACCAGTATTACCAGATTCGTTCACATCTTCATGTGAGCTCCCCCGTAGAAGAAATGTATCATTGTCGATAGGAATAGCATAGCCACCATCAGTTATAGCTGCATTATAATAACCATGACCACCATTTTTAAGTTTTCTTCTTCCACCACATTTAAAATTAATTCTAAATTGGTCTTCATAAGCTTTTTGAGCGTTCTCAGTTAGATTCAAAGCGGTAGTCATATTTTTAGCTTCTTCTCTAGCTTGAGCTTCTCTTTGAAGTCTAGCTTGTTCCTCAGCTTGTCTTTTTTGAGCATTAGCATTAATAATGCTACCTACTAGACTTCCAGCAGCACCAATTAAAGCACCAATAAAAGCTTGAGGTCTTTCACCACGATTTCTTAATTTTCTTTCCATATTAGTATCTATTAAAATTTACACTTAAATTATCTAACTTTAATCTTTTACCAGTTTCACCATTATATATAAACCTAACTATAACAAATTTACCATATATTAACGATTGGTCATCAGAATGTGTATAAGCATCTGCAATTTTTTTATTTAGTACATCTCTAAAATAATTAAATTGCCAAATACCTTTATTATACCAAGGATATTTATAAGCATCAAGATGATTTGTATCAAATATATTATTTTTATTTTTATAATCTTCTATTTCGGTTTCACTAGGTTGTTTATATAAAGGTAATATATCAGTTCTAGTTCTATCAGTATATAATTGTATTGATATTCCTATTAAATCTTTATTGTATTCTATGTCATTTGAATTTTTAAATAAACTATAGATATTATCAAACCTATTACTAACATTTATAATATTATGTATCAAAGAAATAGATTCTACATTTTTAATAATTTCATAACTTTCATTAAATATTACATCTATAATTGATTGTCCAAAAGATTGTTCGACTGAATTATTAAAATCAAATAAAGGAAAAATATTAACTAGTTCATCATAAAATGCTGGATTAGAGGATTTATCATATTTACATAAATAACCTTGTCTTTTCAATGCAAAATAAACAGTATTAGTAGTATGTAATGCCATATCAAATTTAAAATCCATAATACTAATAAATTTATTAGTAATAGAACTAAAAGCTAATGTCAAGTATTCTTTGTTATCATTAATATCTGCTTCAAAAGCTATAAAAATTCTATTAAATTCATTATCTATGTTTATGTAACATTTTTCAAATGTAAAATAATCAACTATTTCTTGAATATTGGCAGTTAAATCTTCAAGTTTATTATTATCAAATCTAAACAATTTACGATGTTCTGTATCATACCATATATAACCATATTGACAATACAATTGACAATCTATGTATTTAAGACCACCATAACCTAAGTCAGAAGGGAATATATCAACAGGGTCTAAATCATATATATCATGATTAGCAATACTAATAGAAGTATTATCTGCTTGAAGTTTAGCATCAGATGTAATATAACATAAAGTATTTGTGGTATGAATAAATAAATTATTTCCTATACCTAACAAATTAACTATAGGACCGTATTTAAAATCGAGAACTTTATAATCTTCAGAATCAAAATGTTTCCAAGGTAAATCTATACCCTCACTTCTATAAGAATAACTTCTTCTTATAACATTTGTGACTATATAATTATTTAATCTGCTATCATTATATTCAGAATATATTTTAACAGGATTGTTATTAAAAGAATTTTTATATTGGAATAAATCACTAAGATTATCAGGTTTTACTACAGTAGTAATACCTTCTTTTACTGTCTTTATAAGTTGAGGTGCTTCCTTGTAAATTATAGCATTAAAATCATATCTAGAGTTATTATAAAAACTACAAGCTATATAGTAAGGAAATGGATATTTAGGATTATTATTATCTTTAGCTTCTCTATAATCTAAAGTAGTTTCTGTTCCATCGCCACCTGTTAAATATATTTCTATATAATCGCTAGAATCTATAATTATAATACCTAGATAAGGAATATTAATAGTTTCAAATGCTGAAAATTTAGGATTTACAATTACTTTGTATTCTTTTTGAATATAATTCGGAAGATTACAATCGTATTGTGTAGAATCATATGTTAAAGGAGCATCTCCAATTTTTGTTATAATATGTCCTAAAGATATTAATTCTTTGTCTTTTTTGTTATAGATATTATTATTTTTGTTATATCCAACAACATTATTTATTATAGAAGTTGCTTTATCATAATTATTAGCCTTTGTTATTCCTAAATCACTTTCTAAAGTTATAAAGATTCCTCCTTCTTTTCCTAATGTTGAAGCAAAAACATTATCATCATAATTATTAGATATTTTTATTTCTGAATCGACAACATTATAAAAACTATTATTATATCTTATTTTATCACATTTATAATCACTAAGTCCTAGTTCTGGACCTAAAGCATGTATTTTGTAATAATAAGAAGTAGGACTTACATTTGGATATTGTCCAACATAATTTATTATTCCACTAAATAGTTTTCTAGGTTCAACTTTTTCATAAGAGAAAAAAACACCAACATAACCATTAGGAATTTGAATATTTGTGAATACAGGATATAAAACATTTACAACATCAGTAACCGAATCACTTGTATACCCAGTTCTACAAATATATTTATCATTAGAACTTTCTGTTTTATATTTATAATATCTATAAAGGTTATTAGTAGGACTAGAATCGTGTTGTCCTGGAGTTTCTATAGCTTCTCCTAAACTTTTATCATTTTGTAAATATATAGGATAACCGTTTGTATAGCTACCATCTCTTCTAACATAATGAACATAAAAAGAATAAACTTCTCCTTCATCAAGACTTAATGCTTGAGCTGCTTTATAAACTTCTGGAATTAATGTTTCAACTTTTACTTTAACTGTTCTTTTTGGAGCAGCTGTAGTATACTCTAAGTCGGTATAATTAGTTCCATTTTTTACACCAAATGTCCAAGTACCTTTAGGACTGCCTATAGGACTGCCATATTGGTCTAATCTTTGAATTTGTACATTAGCTAAAGCTGTACTATTGTTATTTATTATTATCCATTTATCTATTTTATAATAAGTTCCATTATCTTTTATATACAAATCATCAGCATTGAATGCTGGTAAACCAAGATTCATTGCATTAAGAAAAAACAACCTAAACAAGTTAGCATCTGACAATACATTGTATAACGTTAATTGTTCATTACTATAATTATCTATTGTATATGTTTCATTTTTACAAGAAAAAGTATATCGTTTAGTATTTGAAGAAATTTCTCTGTTTTCATTTATATTACTAGGTACTATTTTATAATAAGGTTCTATAGCATTTACTATGTTTTCATCTATATCATCATTATAATCAGTTTCTTTATAATTAGCCAAATATAATTTATTTTTAAAAGAAGTAAGAGATTTTACATTGTATAAACCGAAAACATTTTTAACAAAATTCGTAATATTCTCTTCTTTTATATATTTAGCGTCAAATGCAAATTTATTTGTAGAAATATTAAAATTTTTCCAAATTCTTCCAACTAAACTTCCATCATGTTGAATAATATATCCTATTTGAAATTCTTTATAAAAAAAGTAACTATCAAAATTTATTTCAAACATAGGATTATAATTACAATCATCATCATTTCCTACAGGAAATTTAATAATAGTTTTTTCTTTCCTAGTATTCTTATATATAACTTGTCCTGTAGAAACTATTATAGTTTCTTTAGGATTTGTTGCATGATAAGTTCTTCCTATAGGAAACCAATTAGTATAATTATCTTCAGATATTTTATATCTAATAAAAAAATTATAAGTTCCATTAGGAATAGTACCACCATATTCTCTACCTATATACATTAAATTAGCTATAGGAACATCGGGATTTATTGTATATGAAGTAGGGTTATCAGAACCATCACAAGTATTAAGATTTATAACTTTAAGTGGTATTTCTACATCATCTACATTTTCAGCAACAGCTATTATTAATTCATTATTAGAATTATAATAGCCTGTACCTATTATAGTAGAATTAATTGTGTATCTCCAAGAAGAATTTACTGGAATAACAACAACACCAGTACCATCTTTACGTTCTATTAATCTATATATGTAATTATATCTAGGAGCCTCTGTAAAAGTATAACAAAATATAACTATTTCATTAGGCATATTAATATATCCAACAATACTACCATATAATACTGTTATAGGTTCCTCAGGAAGAGTTACATTACTTATTTTAAGTTCATCTACACTTTCAGCAGTTACTATAGCTGAAGAAAAACCGTCATCATTAGTAATAAAAGAACCGTCTGCACTAAGCTTTATATTCTTAGCACAGACTAAACTACCGTTTGAAACAGCTTTAGGATTCCTATTTAAATTTAATTCTTTAACTATATCCATATCTTAACTACGAGGTAAAAATGTACTATTATAAAAGAAATTATTCCAACCATCATTATCAGTTAAAAGACTTCCTTTAACTGATGCTGCAGCTTTAGGTCTTAGAGTATTCCATTGAATCCACGGATTAACAATAGGACTAGGAGATTTTAAATCATAAACAGGATGCTTACTACCTCTACTTAAATACTTAAATAAACAATACCATTCGAGAGCTTCTAACAACAAACCATCATCATAAATATAAGGACATTCACAGTCATAATATTCATCATAATAAGTAGCTACTTCAAAACTCTCAACTTCAATCTTATCTGTATCGAAATTAAGTTCTATTTTATTTCCATCTAGTACAAAATTTCTTCCATTAGGACTTACAACATTAGCAACTTGTACAGTTTCCCAACCATTTCTAACAGAAGAATCTGTAATGCCAATTACCTCCCCCGTAGAAGAAATGTTGGATTTATTACAGCCACATTGCTTTTCAGAAGAATAACTAGGTATTTCAATACCATTACCATCATAAACTTTAAGTTCATCTGAGGTAATGGTACAAGGAAAAATTGCAATTCTATTAGATACTTCAAGAGTTCTTCTTTTCTTTTCCATAGGAAGAACTTTCATTTGAGAAAGTGCATCTATAGTCCATGCAGCAACTCTTGGAATCCAATCACTTTCACTAATATTAAAATCATTATCAATTTTTCCTATTAGCCTTTGGAGTGTGATATGTTTGTTGACCTTCATTTCTTATAAAATTTAAGTATAAAATATTATCAGCTTTAAGACAAAGATAAAGTTTATTTCTAGGATTTAATTTTAATTCGCAGATTTTAGCTTTATCATAATTACATTCTTCTAAAATTTGTTCTTCTGTTTTACCAGCAACACCTCTATGACTATCAGTTATCTCAAGTCTTAATTTTTCTCCTGCATTAGTTCTATTATGTATAAGAGGAAATTCATAGCAATATTCATCATCTTTATAAACTCTATAATCTACACCATAATAAGGAAGTCCTAGTTTTGCAGCATAGTTAGCTTCTTCTTTATTCCAAAGACGTTTACCTTCAGCTAATAATTTTTCTTTATTTTTGTTAGTAGCTTTAAAGTCTAACATCTTTCTTTTACCTTGAACAATTTTACATCTATTTATGCAAGTCCATCCTATACCTTCACCAAAAACATAACCGTAACCATCAATAATAAGTTTCTTAATAACCTCATTATAATAATTTTCAAGTATATCTCTGTATTGATTAAGTTTAAGGTCAAGCATCACTTCCCATATATGAAGTTGATGTTTTAAAGTATAAAGTTCTTTTTGCAATCTAGCTAACTTATAAAGTCTATAAAGAGAACTTGTTGCTTTATAATTATCTTTTTTATTTAAGAACAGACCTTTAGCATGGTCATAAAACGTTCCATCTTGATATTCATTGTTAAGAATCTCAGGATAATCTTTAAAATCAAACTTATAATTCTTAAGATAATCATCCCTACGAAGAATAACTTCACTATGAAGAGCTTTCTCTTCTTTAAGAAGATTTTCATATTTTACAACTGTACCTTCGTATTTAGGCTTTATAGCTGCACGCATAGCTGTGTAATAAACCCTGAAGTTAGTTGGAATTTCTTTTATAGCCATAACAGTTTAGAATTTAACAACATTAGGAACCTCATCAGTTTCTCTAACATTATTCAATAAATCACGTTTATAAATAATCTCTTTTATTTGACCAATCATATCCTCACTAAGAAGATATTCATTTTCATCAAGCCACATTGTATCTTTTGCTTCTCCATTAATCTCATGAATTTCATTAGGATGCTCAAAAGCAGATTCGATAATTATAGAATTAATGTCAAAAGATTTACCTTCAGCAGGAAATAAATAAATATATTCGTTAATATAATCATAACATGGCATTGCACATAAACCAGGAACAGCACTCCTAAACCTAGCAGAAGTTTCTTTAATAAAAGGAAACTCTCTATTACTACGATAACCTGCCGAACTTACTCTATCAAAAGGTAGATTATTTGTAAGTCTAACAGGTCGTGGAACTTTCTGAGTAGTTCTTTTTATTTTCTCAATGCCTATATCTTCATATCCTTCTGGAAGATTAATATCACCATCGTTTACTGCAGTAAGACTAACTCTAAAACGTTGAGTTAAAAACTTATCAGTATAACCATGATTTTCGTAAGAGCGTCGAATAACTTCATTCCTAGTCTGAATAATAAGTAATCTTAGATTTTCTCTAAGAGCTTTGTTATTAACTTGCCTTACAGAATGAGCCATTTCACTAATTAATTGAGCAAGACTAGCCATATAATAAGTATTATCGTTAATATCTTTTAAAAGCTCCCCTATAGAAGAAACTTAGTATAAGTATTTGGCAGATTTCTAAATTTTATAATATTATCTATAAGGGAGTTGTTATTTATATTATTTTAATATTTATATTTAATATTATTTATTTTATTATTATAATTATTTATTTTATTATTTATAATATAATTATATATATTATTATTTTTATTTGTTTAATTATTTATAATATTTATAATATTATAAATAATATTAGCAGCATTATCTTTAACGTTACTATAAGTAACGTTGCAAAGATATGATTTTTTTTGGACATTTTCAAACATCTAATGTTAAACTTTGCTAACAATTAAGATTTTTTATATTTAAGGTTTTTCATCACCTTTATCCCTAACATCTTCATGGCTAAATATCCTATTGTGTAAGCTGGAGGCTCTCCTTTATCTTTAATTCTATAATATTTAAGCATAGCTTGTTTAACGTGTTCAGCTTCATGAACAATAGAATTAAGATAATCATTAAATGTTTTATGTATATTAAAAGCTACAATAGAAGTTCTATATTTAAAAGAACTTACAGTAACAGCTTTAGCTTTATAACGCAAGTTAAAGTAAATAGCATCAATTCTCTCTACGGGGGAGTTTATAGCAAGTAAATCTTCAGCTATATAACTAAAAAGGTTATAATTTATATTATAATAAACTATAACCTTCCAATAATTATCTATATTAATAACTTTCCTAATCATAAAAATTCATCCCAAGGAATAGGAATACCAAGCCATTTCATATCAGCAATCCAACGATTAAATGTAAGACCTTCACAACCATCAGGGTCATCAAGAGTATCTTTAATCCATCTAGCCATATAATCTTCAGAAGGAATACTATTTCCTAAATAATCAGCTTTTACCATATTTGCTAAATAAGTAGCATCATAAAGTTTATTATTCTTTATTTTAATGCCGTAAGTAGCAAGTATTTCATCTATTTCTTTCTTACTTATAGGAGTAATATCTTCTTCTTCTCCTTCATTATCAACTTTATACATTTGACTAACGGCAAACATACAAGCTTTCTTATTGAAGTGAGGACCATTATGACTAAGATAAATTGCTAAATCTTCAGGCATTACTTCGTAAGCTGTAAAATTTTCTCTACTATGCATAGCTTTATTAGTTTAAGAGGGCAGTAATCTAAGACTACCACCCTCAAGTTAATTACATACTTCTACGATAACGACGATAAGTACCATTCATACCACGATGATGAGGCTTTTCCATATCTTCATCCTCTTCTTCGTCATAGCGATAATCTTCTTCATCGTATTCATCCTCTACTTTATCTTCAAGACATTCTTTAAGTTCTTTAGAGAACTTATACATCTTTTTAACTTTCTTCAGCATGTCTTTTGCTTCAGAAGTACTACGAAATCTAACTACAAGCATAATTTAATTTGTTGATTTATTATTTCCAGCTTTAAGTAAAGATATTGCTTCTGCAAGTTGCGCTTTAAGACTTCCTACTTCATCTTTTAAAGCTTTAACCTCATCAGCACTATTTGCACTACCAGGCATAAGCTCATTCATAGCAGCTTTATACTGGGGAATAAGAGTTTCATGATAAGGAGCACTTTCTACAATGTTTTCACTTGTTTTAAGAAGTTCCTTAATACCATTGTAAAGAGAATCTTTATTGTCAGCTATGATAAACGTTTTATCTCCAAAATCAGCAATAGCACTATTACTGGGCACTTGTTTGAATTCTTTTTGTTCACCATTAACTGTAGCAATAATGTCAAGTCTTAATTCTGGAAATTGTCCAAACATATTGTTTTGAACTTTGCCATATGTTGGCGTAACTTTTTCTACAGAACCTGTAAAAATCTTTATTTTATCTCTTCTGTCAAGTCCATACAGAACATTACCTTTACTTAAATTTGAAAACATAATTGTTAATTTTTAAAGTTATTATTAATCCACAGTTCTAGACATTAATGTAAGCAACCCTTTAGTTCTATCATTAAAGATAAGAATATTAGTTACATTTAGTAACTCAGCAGCAGTTACTGGAGTACCATTTGGTAACATCAAAGGTTTAGTAACATCATTCAGAGTTAAATTAACAGGAAGGGTTCCAGTTGCATCAACAGGAATAGGATTAGTTATAATAACAGTAATATATCCTGCTGCTTTAAGACAACGATTACCTAATGCTATATTAACACTTTCTGTGCCTATAATAGTATTTGTAGACTGAATATATGGAATACCACCTGCATTAGTTGCTATTATTTGATTGCAGCAATTCATACGTTTACCTCCTATCCATATTTAAAGTACAACACCGTTGCCACCCCAGCCTATACCTCCAGGATAATAACCCTGACCTATATAAGGAGTAGCGTTAACACCTACAAGATTAGGCCAAGCAACAGGAACAGTGTTAGGCTGTTTAGCTGCAATAGCATCAATCTTATCATCAAGAGCATGGAAAGCAGTATTAAACTGAAGAGTCTGACGGTCAGTAGTAATCTGGTCACGAAGCTGAGTAATAAGATTAGCTTGACTATCAATCTTATTCTGCATCTCACGTTCCTTCAAGTCACAGAACTCTTTAACAATCATAGCATTTTGGTCAGCAATAGCTTTCACAATACTATTAGTGTTACGGTCTGCCTGAGTAGCGAGAGTATTAGTCTGCTGACATACTGCAAGCTGGTCTGCACTTTCAATCTGAGCCATCTGAAGTTGAGTAGCAGCTTGATTCTGAGCAGCCTGTAAAGTAGCAGAAGCATGATTAGCAGCCATAGTAGATTGCAGAGCATTAGTCTGATTAGCAATAGCAAGACGATTCTCGCAGCAGCACTCACATAACTGCTTAGCAAGAGCAGCATTACCTAAAGCAATAGCATTCTGAGTCTGAGCAGCAGTAATACCAATATTACCACTAATTTCAGTAAGACCGTTCTGAATAGTAAAGATACCAGTCTTAACTGTTTCAACACTCTGATTAACAATCTGAGCGAGAGTATTAAGATTATCAAATCTACCATTCATAATTTCAGCAAGATATTGACGACCTTCATTGCCAAACTGAGCAACATAATCATTAAAGTTACCATTACGACCATTCTGTACCCACATCATCCAAAGGAAGAAAATCCAATAGAATCCGTTGCCACCACCAAAACCACCATTGTTTTGAAGAGCAAGCAGAAGATTAGGGTCAATACTAGAAGCAGCACGTCCTGCAGCTGCGTCAGGGTAGATAAAAACTCCATTTTCACCCATAGTTTTAAGAATTTTAATTTGTTAATAACTAAGTTAATTATATCTTTAATAGCTATAAAAGATATTGCAAAGGTACTAACAAATGTATGTTTTTCACAGCATTACCGAAAAATAAAATAAGTCGCTAACTATTAAGCAGTTAACGACTCAAAGGATTACCAAATAAGCTCCCCCGTAGAAGAACTGTAACTTATGCACTATCAATAGCACTTATAATCTCATCTTTATACCAAACAAGATTATTACGATGTTTATCTTTCTTACCTCTAGGAAGTTTACCTTTAAGAACTAAATCATCAAAAGTACTTCTACTAATATTAAGATACTCACAAACTTCTGGTTTTGTCATAGCTATGTGAGCAATAGCTGAAAGAATATTACTACATTCTTCTATAGTAATATTAGATGTTCCATCTTTAATCTTATTAGCGTAGTTAATCAGCAGGTTTGCCACAATTTCCTTTACGGGGGAGCTTATCATGTTTATAAAGATATAAAGTTGTAAATATAAAAATACCTGCAAGAATGAGTTGTAAACCAACCATATCTCTAAATCCAAGAGGAATACCTATCTCATAGTCTATTACATTAATAATGCCAATAACTAGAATATAATATAGAAACATTCTATGATAAGAACAAAATTTAAATACAAATGAAGATAAGTATAAGAATAACCAAACTAATAAACCATTAATATAAGATAGAATATTTCCTTCTATTCCACAATATGAAAGAATAGTATCAGTAAAAGAATTAATTGCAATCAATATAGGAATTATTTTGATACAATGAAGTTCTATCTTATATAAACTATTTTGTAATTTTGCCTCCATCTTCTAATCTTCTACGATGTTTAGTATAACCAGCTTTAGGAATAGAAGGTGCAGCTACACCTCTATCTTTAATCCTCTTTTGTGCTGGTCTAGCATTATTTTTATTATTATTCTTAGCCATAATATCAATATTTACCATGATGTTTTTTTACTTGATTTCTTGTCCAAAAACTTTCTATTTGCCTAAATTTAAGCCGTCTGACCTTATAACTATTCGTTATTGATTAACTAATAGGCTATAAAATCAGACAGCCTGTAATTGAATTTTAAAATCTATAAGAATTTTAAGTTTACTTAAACATATCTATTTGTTTATAATCAACATTAAAATGTTTACATATAGGTTTCATAATCCAAGACCAAAAGACAGGAGCAAGTATAGCACTATTAAGAAGGACTTTGCTTTCACTTCCAAATATCCAATACAAAACTCCAATAACAACTATTACACTAACAAGAACTAATCTCTTTTTCCAAGTAGTAAGAGGAGTTCTTTTATTATCAATTATTTTAATAATTAGATAAGTTAGAATATTAACTATTATACAATAAGTAAAGTCAAAACTATCAAATGTTGTTTGAATAATACTATCAATCATTTTTTAAACATTTTACTTATATCGATTCCACTACTCATAAGGTTAGCCACTACATTCATAAAGAAATCATTTTGATTTTCTTGAGGATGATGAGCAATATGAGTATTAATTGCTCTAACTATACCTTTAAGCATTATATTATTCTCATGAGTTTCTTTTACAAGTTGTGTAAAAGAAGGACTCCTAATAGTTTCTTTTAACTCTTTAAGAGTATTAAGAACATAACTTTCTTCTTTATAAGTCATATTACTCTAATTCTATACCTATTTTATCTACTAATTGAGTTGCTATTGTAACAGCATCATCAATACTGTTATTTCTGAAGAACAATTCTTTAGCAACATCATATATTCTACGATTTCTTTCAGTAGGATATTTGTTCTTTGAAGAAAAATCCATTATTTTAGACCAAACATCAGAGATTTTTGCCTTAAAATCAAGTTGTATATTAAGATGCTCTTTAATATGTTCTTTACCTTGACTGTCAATATAAGTAACCCAGTCATCATTAGAACGAGCACCATTTTCTACTTGATTAAAAGCTACTACTTCTACTTCTTCTTGTGTACTTCTGATAATGTACTTAGACATTTCAGAAGGCAAACTAAAAACTTTATTCTCTTCCATAATCTTTAAATTTAAATTATAATATTTATATTTCAGTATAAGTATTTTTAAATATGTCTGGCTTACAAGGATAAAACTCTCCTTTTATTCCTTTTATAATATAATCCCCAACATTAGCCATCATAACACCTTCAAGAGTTTGAATTTTTAGTATAGGATTATTTTTGTCAGAATAATCTACACTTAAATCTTTCTGCATAAAATCGCTTATTTTAGTGATAGTATCAGCATCATCTTGAAATTGAATAGCCTCTATGATAACAGGCTTTTTTCGATACTTCTTAATCTCTTCCATAATATTTAAATTAACATTATTATTAAACTATACAAACTTACTACTGTAGCACCAACAAGGTCAGCAGCCCAATCGGCAGCCTCTGAAGTACCTTTTTTCTTCTCGTCAAAAAGTTCCTTTCCTATACCAAAAAGAACACCAACACCCCATCCGTAGGCACACGACTCCTTGTTGCAGCCAAGAATCAGGAAAACTATGGTGGCTACTGCCGTTATTATTTCCTCCAGTTGGATGTGCAGCAGCTTGTCTTTTGCAAGATTGATAAACCAATTATAAATCTTTTTCATAATCATTAAGTTTAATAACTTGTAGGCTGTTACACCTACAAGTTATATTAAGTTAATTAAATTATTCGTTAGGAACAAAAGTTACAGTAAATGCATACTTATTAGTAACACTATCAAATTCTCCTCTAATAATACTAAGAGTTCCATTTAATATTTGAGATAAAGTAGTAGCTAATGCACTAATAAGATTGTCTAATGAACCAACAGTATCATAATCTTGAGGCATTTTTAATAGCTGCTTGACAGCATTGATAGGATAGATAATCTTTCCTACAAATGGAGCAGTGACTTTAGCTTGAGTATCTTCAGGAAGTCTACGTTCAACACCATCACCATAAGCTTGATAACCCATGTAGATAGGAGTATCGAGAGTGTATTCTATAGGAGTAGCAAGTGCATATACGGTATTTGTTCTGTCTGTAATAACAGTACTATCACTTTCGTCACCACTTTTGTATGCTCTCTTATCACATCTTACAATAGCCTTTCTTGCATATCCATCATCGTCAACTACTAGAGTATCATAAGCTTCTCCTGCACTTCTAAGACCTTCGGGGAAGATAACTTCACTTTCTTCAGATGTAGCAGATTTACCTGTAATAGTAGTAAGATTGAGAGGAAGAAGATTACGTTTGTAAGGTTCGTAAGTACCATTTTTAACAGTATCTGATATGTTGATGCAGATGTCGTGGTTGTAGGTGGCTCCATAACCCTTTACTGTATAAAACCTCGCATAAGCTGCATTAGCAGAAGTAGTGAATGTTTTATCATCAACAACATTTCTCATATTGCCAGAAGTTACAACACTACCTGTCCAATTGTCAAGTGCAATAATATTTTTATTGCAATCAAACAAAGCCAACCAAACCCCGAAATCACATCTACAATAATAAGTAGTTGACGGGAGAACTGGTATGTATTTTTTTGCTCTAATTTGGTCTGATTTAATCTTCTCATCTCCTGTTGTGGTATCTAAAGTACCTAACTCCCACTCTTCGTCCCACTGATTAAATCCAATAGTTTCAATACTCTCAGTAGCATTATTAACTATTTCACCAGGATTATAATCGTGATAGTCGTTGTAAATAGCTTCAAATTCTTCGACAGTAGTAGGTTCATTGCCAGCACCGAACATAAGGGTGAGGTCAATACACTGCCTTTGTGTACTTCCTTCAGTATAAGTGTAACTTGTACCAATAGCTCTCGTTTTTGTACCTTCTACATCTTCAGAGAAATAGTATTTGTGACCAGACGTTAGAGTTGGTTCTGAGTTGTTGTATAACTGATTCCACACCAAACTCTTACCTCTAACCTCAGTTATTCTTGCAAGTCCAGTACTAACTACATTAGGATAACCTGTCTTTCTAACTACAAACTCTGAATCAATAGGATTAACTCCATTAAGTTTATCGGCTGCACCAACACTCATGTTAGGATAACTACCGTTTGTATTAGGTTTAGCATTAATCTTATCATCAAGAGTTTTACTAGTTTCGATAATATCAGTTGAATATTTACTAGTAATAGTTGGCATAGCAGTATTAACAGCTAAAGTATTCTTAGGCAGAATATTTTCAATACCCCAATTATCAACTTCATAATTAACAGGTAAAGTAACAAGAGTGCCATCTGGATAGAGAGAACTACCTTGATAAACAAGTTCAGTATAGGTTTCTGGGGTATCAAGGATATAATAGGTGTTTGTACCATCAGTAATCACATCACTGTCACTTTCATCACCACTTGCATAAGCACGCTTGCCAATGTATTTTATTGCTGTAGGTGTACCGTCAATCACTTCAAGACTATCCTTAACATCACCGATACAGCACATACCATACGGGAACACCTGAACAAGTTCTCCTTCATCATAGATATGTGTAACATCTAATTTAGCTACATCTACATTATGTTCACTATAATCTGTCTTACTACCATCCCACCAAATAAATACTGAACAATCTTCTCCAGGAGTAGCAACATGAAGTGTACCAGCTTCTTCTAATAAGAATTTACCTTCAGAGTCAGGAGTTACAGTAGATGTTTCGCCGTTATTATTAGTAAATGTAATAGCACCATGAGTACCAGTAATACCATAATAACTTTCATAAACATCAGAGTAAGTACCAAGAATCTGAGCATCACCATTGCTATCAAGAAGATTTCTGCTAACAGACTCAAGACCAGTCATATTAACATTGATGACTTCACCTGGATTATAAGCATAATAAGGTTGTTTACCTACAGTACGTTCTAACCATGATTCGAAAGCAGCAACACCTAAGTTAGTTGTTATTTGAGCTTCAGTAATACCAAGAGCTGCAGCAATCTGAGCATCAGTACCAAATATTGCTGTGAGGTCAATTCTAACAACATCACGTAAATAGAATTTATCTCCAACTTCTATAGAACTATTATCAGAATAACGACTTAATGAAACATATAAGTTACCATTTGCCGTAGTTATAGTACTGTTGAATATTTTACAAAAACGTTGCCATGAACCATTACCTCTATATTCAAAAACACCACCAGAAGCTACTACGCCACCATTATAGAATACTGTGTCTTTATCACATTTTAGTTTATAACTAAAGTAATATTTGTGATTTTCAATACACGGTTGATTTTTCATCCTTCCTTGGTATTGAGCTGAACCACCGACGGCAGTTGTGACAGTATATTCTAATATACCATCAGAAACAGATATAGTTCCATTAGCAGCAGTCCATCCATTAGCCCCATCCGCAAAGTTACCATTCTGCACCAACTGATTAAACTTCACACTATTACCTTTAACTCCTTCAAGTTGAGCTAATCCAGTAGCAATCTCAGCTTCACCACCACTAGTTCTGCTAATAAATTCTTCTTCAATATAGTCATCAGTTGCAATATTTCTAGCAGCACCAGCAATTAATTTAGGAAATTCTCCTTCTTTGTCAGCTTTATTTTGTTGCAGGTCAGTAATAGCTGCACTTCTAGATTCTTCAGCTTTCTTATATCTTGCCCAACGAGAACCTGTTTCGCTAGCTTCATCTTCAGGTGTACCTTCATTCTCTACAAAAGTATTTTCTCTATCAGCATCACCTTTTTTAAATCTAGCCCAACGAGTTCCAGTAGCACTTGGAGTATCAGTAGCTGCACCTTCATTATTATTGAAAGTTAAATTTCTACCATCTTCTGCATTTTTATATCTTGCCCAACGAGAACCGCTAGGATTAGGTTCATCAGTGGGTAAACCTTCGTTAGTCTGACGAGTTTGTTCATTAGTTTGACGAGTTTGCTCATTAGTTTGACGAGTAGTTTCGTTTTGAACACGAGTAGTTTCGCTTTGAGTACGTGTATTCTCAGAACTAACTCTTGCATTCTCATTAGTATTTCTAGTATTCTCAGCACTTACTCTAGTACTTTCACTAGATTGTCTTGCAGTTTCACTAGACTTTCTAGCATTTTCATTTGCAATTCTAGTATTTTCTGCACTTGTTCTAGAACTTTCAGCTGTTCTACGACTGCTTTCAGCATCTTGACGATTAACTTCATTTCGATTTCTAAGAGTTTCATTAGAAACTCTAATATCCTCACTACTAACTCTATTAGATTCGTTAGTTTTTCTAGTATTTTCGTTACTTATACGAAGAGATTCATTATTCTTAATAGTTTGGTTTACCTCTTTAGAGTCATCTACAGTTTCTTTCAACTCAGTTAAATCTAAAATATTAACCCAAGCTGCAGTATTTTCAAGGGGTTGATTATTTTCATTAATAAGAGAACGATAATTACCTGTACCATTAGGGTCTCTTACTTCATCAGAGATGTTATAAACTACAGAACTGTCATAATCTCCTTTCCAAACAGGAGCAACTTTAAATCTTACATTACTCATAATTTTATTGTTTTATTAATTAATAAATATTAGTTCACCAGTTTCATAATCAAAGTGAAAATTATCTTCAATATCATCTCCAGTAATAACTAAATCTCCAGTAGCAGGGTCAAATTCCATTGTAGGAAATAAGAAAGCTCCACTAGGACCTGTGTCACCTTTATCTCCTTTGTCACCCTTATCACCCTTATCACCAGGATCACCTTTTTCACCTTTAAGAGATTCTAGCCATTCTTCTACAGTACCTATAAAGCCTTCATCAACAGCTATATCATAAGCACTTTCTCCATCTTTAAGTGTAGCAGCATGTGCTATAATAGCGTTGAGTTGAGCCTTAACATTAGTAATATATTCTACAGCATTAGTATCAATTCGTCCTAAGCAAATCCAATATTCTCTATTAGATAGAGAAATTCCAACAGGAACATATTTTCTACTAATATAAGTAGCAATACTTACACTATCTTCTACTATTGTAAGTTTATCATAATCTTTATTAATGTCGTGATAACTTTTTTCTACAGTAATAGAAACTTTTCCTAAATTTCTAGTATTAGCTCTCATAAATATTAATTTATTTCAAACATTAAATCTTGATTAGCAATATCTACATCATCTTTGTAGACAACAGCAACTTTAAAGTTGTGCATACCAACATCATCAATAGTAAGTACAATGTCGTCCCAATATGAAATAGGAATATTATCAAAATAATAATCTATTGCACAATCTTGTTTATCAACACTTTCTCCATTATATGTAATAAGAAGTTCTCCACAAGGAGTATATTCTTCCTCGTTAGGATTAAGTTTCTCATAACTAGGAGTAAAGCTAATAACAAGACCTGTTTCTACTTTATCATGGTCAACAGAATGTTCTTCTTGTGGTTTATCTTCTGGTCCAAGAATAAAATGCTCATCAAAACCATTATACATTTCATGTTCGTATAATTCAGCATCATCAGCATTAATCTCAAATTTAGGAAGTTCTCCACAAGAAACAAAAGCTTTAATTCTACCATTAGGGTCAACAGGAAAGACAAAACTAGTAGAATTATCTTTACCTTGATATATCTGATTAATTTTAGCTTTAATATATTTAATTAATGTTTCAGCAAGTTTATCTTTTCCAAGTTTTCTTGCAGCAACTGCGGCATTAAACATATTAAAACATTCAATCACACCAGAATTTTTATCAGTGCAACTAGCCTTACAATCTTTAAGCATATCTTCACCATAATCAGCAAGCATTGCTAATATACGATGATATACGCAAATATATTCAGCAGGAATAGTTACATAAACATATTCAGGGTCAACCGTAACTAATTTACTCATAACTTTATTACTTTATTGTATAAGTTATCTAACTTCTTATGTTGTTCTTCAGAAAGAACATCTATATTCTCATAAGCATCAATAAGAATACTACACCAATCAAGAATAGTCATTTTATTTTTATTAGGTGTATATCCATTATCAAATAATACAAGAATACAATCAGCAATGCCTGACACCCTATTTTCCAGGACATCAAGCATTGTTTGCTTTAAATTCGATTCATACAACATAAACGTTATGTGTTGAAAGTTTTATTGTTAATGTAAGTAGAATACTCACTAATAGATATATTCAATCTATTGTTTATTTGAGTAATTCTAGATATAGCGTCTTGTCCATTGTAAACAATAGCTATAATGTTATCAGTAATATCTCTTATCCACTCTTCTTTAAGTTTACTTGCTACGTTTACTTCTTCTATTTCATAAGCAGATAATGAAGAATAGAGTTTATAATATTCAGTACTAACAAGTTTAGCAATATTTCCTGTAATTAACTCTTTGTTTTTATCAATATTGTTATGAGCTATAATAGAGGATATCTCTTGACCTATTCTATAAGCAAAAGCTTTAAATCCACTATCAATAGTTACTTCACATTGACGAACTTTCTTTTTATCTGCTTCTTTTAAAGTTTTATCTAAAACGCTATTTAATTTAACTATGTTAGCTGCCATTTCTTGCATAGCCTTAGACATTTCTATCATAGGCTTAGCTTTACTTTTTTGTTTAAAATATCCAATAAGTTGAATAATTAAAGTATAAAGAATAAATACACAGCTTGATATAGCAACTGTATAATAAGAAGAATTTCTGACACTTTCATTAACAATATCATTAATTGTCTGAAAGTCGTTCATACTTTAAGTATAAAAGCTACCACCTCCCCCGTAGAAGAGATGATAGCTATGTTCTTCTTATCCGTTATTCTGTTGTGCAGGTACACCAAGAATTGTTCTAATGGTATTAAGAGAGGTTGCACCACTAGGAACAGCGATATGTACATACTGCATAACAGCTTCATCACCAGTCTTACCAGCCTTACGACTTGTAGCAAAATGAAGATTAAAGATATAATAACTTTCATTTTCTACAGCTTCAGGATAGCCAGGATAAATATCCTTAGAAGCCTGGTCGAGATAATTGAAGCCCTTATCAGCAGCACATTGCTGAGCCAACTTCTCAACGTAAGCCTTGTCACCAATAGCAGGTTCAGCAACTGTAGTTGTTACAGTAGTGCCAAACAGAGCATCACCAGCTTTAAGAGCATACTGCTCGCCAGCAACGTTACCTGTTACAGTAATCTTAGCACCAGCTCTAGTAACAGTTACATTCACACCGCCACCATCGGTATAAGTTCCACCCTGAGCAAAGTTCTTCAACTGAGTTTCCAAAGCTGTAGCAACATCGGCAGCAGTAGTAGTCAAAGCGCGGAAACTAGCAGTCCAAACACTACGCTGACCAGGAACAGTGCCAAGTTTAACAAGACTAAGAGTGTAATCCTTTCCAACTACAGGAGTAGGAATAGTAATCTCAGCCTGGAAAGCAACACCATTCTTAGGCTCAGTCAGAACAACCTTAAGACTATTAAAGTCTACTTCAGGGAATACTCTACTAGGAGCATTAGCAGGAGTACCGCCAACAATAGCAAAGTCTTCAGATGCAGCAGCAGCAAGCCAAGCAGAATCATCGCTTAACTTATAAAAACCAATAGAACCATCAGTCATTGCACTAACATCCTGCGGCTTTGCAGCACCACCATTAAGAGCAGCAGTCTTTTTTACAATAAATAGTTGTTTCATATTAAATTACATTATTATTAATTATTAGGATAACCATCAGAAGGAGTAGCATTATTTCTAGCTATTTCTCTCTGTTGTTGTTGGTCTTGTGCTTGTTGAGAAAGCAAAGAACCACTAATTGAAGCTCTATACAAATCTACAGCATGCTTAAGAATATCAACGTGTAAGTATTCAGGAAGATTACATTCGATATTAGTCGGAAAGCCTTTATCAAGTCTATATTCTACCTTATTAGGTTTAGCTATATAAGATATTCTAAGATTGTAAGGAACTAAATTATTATCTAATGTATAGTTTCCATTAGAAAGTTTTACAAACTCTCCAAAATACAAATCATAATTGTTAGCATTTACTGTTAGAATAGGACTTCTAAGTCTAGGAGATAATATAAAATCATTTAGAGTATCAGCAAGAAATATATCGTCGATTAATCTAACAGGAAATAATTTAGTAGTAAAACCATTTGCGTCAAAATCAACCATATTATACTGTGTAATACCACTATCAGACTTTTTATAATCTATTGCAAAATCTACTAAATAAAGATAAGAAATATCAACACTATTCGATGTTATTAAACCTTTGTAAACTCCATCAGTATTTAGTGAAAATTGTCTATCATTAGGAGTTAATGTAGAAAACTCATAGATTCCTTCTTCACTATTGACACTTATTTGCATAACATTATTTACATAATATTCTGCTTTTAGATGAGGAATAAAATTTCTATCGGTATAACCAGAAATACTTATAAATATATTTTCATCAAAGAAATTATTTAGATTATTTTTTATATAAGTATTTATAGAATTTATTATTTGCTCAGCAGTAAGGCTTGTAGTGTTAACATCATAATTGTCACCATCTCCTACACTGAAAGTAAAAACCATATTACCTTCTAATATTTCCCAATCACCTTTAAGTAAACCGGTTAGAGATTGCCCTTCTTCTCCAATTTGATTAGTGTTTTTAAATTCAGAATCGAATATTTTAATAGATTTTACAGTATATAGAGTCTTCAATGCGTTAATTTGTCCAATCTTAGAGTTATCAGTGATAATTCTATCATTGGTAACTCCAATATTTTGAACAATAATTTGGTTAATAGTATCAGTAATACTAGTATTAATGAGTAAGTCAATCTGTTCGGGAAGTAAAGCTCGAACGTTTTGCATACCCATTTGCTGAGCATACTGTCTAAACCAAACGTGCATTTCAGATAAAGTCATAACTACAACAATTAAAGGAGTTTGAATTTATTCTTCATAACTTCCAAAATAGCTTCATTCTTTGGATTGTTAAGGAAAGCAACAGCCTCATTGATATTACTACCAATAAATGTACCATCACTTGTAGAAATCTGCTGATTAAATTCGGGACGAATTAACTCACCTCTAGCAATAAGAGCTTAATGAAA